TTTTTTTTTTTTGTTTATATATTATATACTAAGACAAAGGCAATCCAATGGGGAGAAGCCATAATTTAATTTTAATAAAACTTAGGAGGTTTTAAAAATGAGAGATGAAAGAATTGTAAACGACATGATGGAAGAAATGGCTATCAGAAAGAAGAAATACGGAAACTTCATTGAAAAGTTCTTAAATGATAATCCTGAACTTAAAGCAAAGGCTGAAAGACTCGAAAAATATCTTAAAGAGAAATATAAAGAAGAGTATCAAGATTTAATAGATATTAGATATTGTGGATATTCTTCACCAGTTTATAGTCTAGCACATGAAATAGAATCTAAGAATAGTGACTATAATCGTAAACTAGAATACTATGAAAGCGGTTATTCTGAAGATGCCAAAAAACCAGTATTCGAAACTGATGAAGATTGTCTTAAAAGAGTTATTACAAATAACTACACTAGACTATTTCATGATATAGAAAAACTGGAAATATCTGAAGCAGACTTATCAGATATCAAATCTAAAATATCTTCTAAAACTTATGATAGTTTAATCTATGCTATAGATGAATTCAATAAGAAAAAGTTAGAAGATAAATTCTATGATAAAATCCATATGTGTCATACTTGGGATTTGAACTATCATAACGGTAGATATGATGAATTACCGTATGGAGATGAAATAGATAAGATTGAAGTTCTTTTAGAAAAGTATGGTTTCTATCATCATGAATATGAGCTAGATAGAAAGACAGCGAAAGACACATTTAGCACAACGTTTGTCGGTCCATATATAGGATAAAAGATATTGGCTAGGTTTTCCTAGCCTTTATTTTTTTTTTTATTATCCGAGAAAATATAAGTATATATAATATATGTAGACCGAAAGGTAAAATAAATTTTAAGGAGGAACAAAAATGAAAAATCTAACTAAGAAAGAGAGATTTGAAAATGTATTAGCGGAGCTAAAAGGGGTGAAAGGATTAGACATTATAGCATCGTATTATTATGACCATAAGAATCTATACGCAAATGTACCAAATAATACAATGGATTTTGATTTCTTGGATTTATCAATAATAGTTGTTAATACGATTACTATGATTGGAAGCGACGATGCAGAAAGTGAATATGATACACTTCGTGATGCTTCTTTATATGCAGCTATGTGTGGAGAGGTAGGATATTATTTTAATAATCCTGTAATTATAGTGAAACCTAATGAGCATACAAATGATGATACTGTAAAGGAAATTAAAGCTATCTATAAGACATATTTTGATAAGCAAGGAGACGTGGCTTATATGGAAATGTGTGATATGTTTGGTATAAATATTCTTGGAGATTATATGGAACACGGAGAGTTATTCGACGATGAATTTAAACTTCGTAGTGATTTAGATTTCTTAGATTATAAAGTTATAGATAATTATGGAGAACCTTATATGAGAAAGAAACTTATAAGAGATTTAACAAGACAAGTCTATAACTACATAACAAACGACGAAGAGATTACTGATAGACAATTAGGAATTCTTATAAAATACGGCGTTAAAGAACTTCTTATAGATATAGTTAAAGACGTTCATAAAGAACTAGGTTCTAATATCTTAGATGATAAGATAGAAAATATCTTTGAAGTTTATGAAGATAAGAAAGAGGAATAAAAATAAGTGGTGGGGTTTATCCTCACCATTTTTTTTTATTAATTTTATCTAACTTTCTGATAGCTTAATAAAATGAAAGGAGATGAAGTAAATGAGACTAAAAGATATACTTATACAGAAATGTCGTACTAAGGGACTATATTCATTAGAAGCTGATAATAAAGACGAAATGAATATCGCTGTTAGTATAATAAAAGAGAATTTTATTATCCCAGACGATAAGATAGATAAATTATACGACTATGTATATTTAGCTACATTATCGCTATCTAAAGTATGGGGTAATAGATATGAAGCAGAAGTTTCTGATGTGGGACTTATGCTCGAAACTTTATACTTACCTAACCTAAAATACAAAGGAGATGAAAAATAATGCAAGTTAGTTTTAAATTTAGAACATTGGAAGAAGAATCAGGTATGGATAGATATGTAAGAATTACAAATTTAGAAGGTGTACCTGAAGATATAAAGAATAAGGTTAGTAACTATAATCTAACTCTAGTTGAAATAGCAAACGTTTTAGAGCATAATCTTACAAAGCATAACGCTATAAAAGCTAGTAAACTAGAAGCTGAAGGACCTTGCGATAATATATTAGCTCAAGCTATGGCTCATACTATTGTACTTGCAGATGACGAGCTTTCAATAGAAACACTAAGAGGAATGCTTACAAGTTTATGTCATTTAGATACTATAGCAAGAGCTAAGATTGAAGAATATCTTAGAAAGTACAAAGAAGACTCATTTAGATTTAAAATATCTTTAGACTATAAAGAGCAATATTGCCCTTATGAAGTGATAATAAAATACGACGGTCGTACTAAAGTCAATATCGAGCATACAACTATGCTTAAAGAGTATCATAATATAGACTTAGACAAATACAAAGAAATAACTGAAATAAAAAGTGAGTATGGAGCGTAATGCTCCATACATTCACTATCCTCTTTGTATAATACCTTTCGCTTGCATAGTTTGGAACTCAGTAACTTCAACTGGGTCGAATTCCTCAAGTTGATGATGAGGAGAGTCAACTCTTTTCCAGTCTCTTCCATGTACTAAATCAATTCCTAACATTTTAGCACAAAGTTTTGCGTGTTCATATATAGTTTGCCATCTAGGGTCAGCTGGTGAATCTGTGTTCTTCCAACCAACGTAGTATATATCAACAGCGTGTCCGTATCCGTCTCTTTGAATTTGGTGCATAGATTTATTTTTTACACCATCTGTCCAAGAAACTACTATTCCGGGTTTAGTTCTTCCTTGTGCAAATATTTCTTGTTGTCTTGCAAGAGTTCTTACTCCTTCAGATACAAATATATCTACAGGACAAGTAGCAAGCATATACCCAAGCCATAATTGTAATTTAGGGTGTAATCCTTTAATTCTTTTCTTGAATGTATCAGACGCACCATTCATTTGAAACTTTACTTCTTCTGCCATATTAAAAACCTCCTTTGTAATTAATACATAAAAATGTTTGTGAGCACCCTTTCGGGTACTCACTCTTTGGGTAGGTAAAAAATCTTTTAAGGAAAAGCAAAAATTATTTTGTCAATTAGCGGGATATGAGACGAAAGAAGTAGAACTCATATCCCTTTATGTGAAAACCTTATAAAAGGTTATTGACAATCAATATTCCAAGAATATGTTATTTACATCGAAAACCCAAATAAAACAGCTGTTTAGAGAAAAATGATAATTTAATTAATTAAAAATAGGAGGTATAAATATATGGCAATATTTTACTATTCAAAGCAAATGTTCCCACATACTTACCTAGAAATTCACGATTATAGTGAAGTTACTCTACCATCACTTCCTCTTGACAATACTTGTAGACAATTATCTGGAGTATTTGCAGATATGGGACCTGACGATAGAACTATGGTATGTACTATGGAAGCTTCGTTTACTGAGCTATTTGGTAAGCAAACTTACAAAAGACATGGGCTTATGGGAAAAGCTATAATAAAGAACTTAAGAGCTGGTGGTTGGTCATATGTTAGAAGACTTACAGACGAAAAATCTAAGAATGCTAACGTATCACTAAATGCCGTTGTAACTCCTGCTGATACAGCAAGTCCTAAAAAGAAATACTTTGTATTAAAGACTTCTGCTTGGCAAGACACACAACCAGCTACAGGTGTTGTAAATGTCGATTACGTTGAACTTACTTTAACTAAGACACCTACAGTATCATATGTGGCTGAAAATCACGAAAACTTAAAGAGAAAAGAAGATGCTGAACTTTTAGCTCCTTCTAATGTAGGTAATGCTAACAAAGTTCCAGTTTATGTTCTTATGAGAACTGGTGCTGGAATATTAGGAAATAAAACTGAGGTAATCTTCCAAAAGATGAGAACTGTATCTAATAATGAAGATAACATTTATCAAATGGACGTAACTATATCTGAAACTCAAAGAGAAAGATATAAGATAAATGCTGTTGAAGATTCAAGATATGATACTGTACCTTTAAATATTAAGCAAGTATTAAAGGGACAATCTTATCAATTAAATGCACACTCATCTGAAGCTAACCACTTGAAATTACAAGAGTTAGTAGTAGGTGCTTTAGGAAAACTTGAAGAAGACTTAGAAACTTGTATAGGAACTTTATCTTCTCATAATATAGCAGAAGCTGCTATGAAGGGTGAGCTTGAAAAAGTTAAAGTTGTTAAGCAAGCCTTAGAAGAAGATGATATACCAGTTACAGCTTTATGTACTTTATTTGGAGATAATACAAGATTTAGTTTCTTCTCTTCATTAGTTGAAGACAAAGCTACATATCTTGATAGAGTAAGACTTGATAAAGGTACAAACGGAGAAATCTTAAAAGGTAAATTCGATTGGAACTTAAAAGTTACTCACCCTACTTTAGGACAAATAAAGATATACGAAGAGCTATGTAAAAACTTCTATGAAGGAAAGACAGACCAAACTATACTAGATTTCAATGAAACTCCAGTAGACGTTATATATGATATTGGATACCCAGTTCCAGTTAAAGAAATGATAGGAAACTATACATCTATTCCAAAAAGAAGAGACGTTATAGCTACTATCTGTCCAAGCAAAATTGCATCTATAGCTGAACTTAAATCTTTTGATGAAGGATTTAAACTAAATAACTATATGTGCTTAAAAGAAGTAAACTGGTGTGATTACTACGATACTGATGAACAAAAGACATTAACTGTGCCTATGACATACTTAATGATTAATGCTCAAGTAGAGTTCGTAAACGATGGATGGTCAGACCCTATTCTTGCAAATAGAATAGTAGGTGGTCCTATAGCTGGAACTATAACTCCGGTTATCAATATCTTAACTGATATTGAAGATAAGACTTATCTTGTTATGAATGGATGGAACTATGTAACTTCATCTAAAATGGGATATTTCTTAGACGGACAAAAGATGGCTTCTACTAACCCTTATAAAGTATCAGTTTTACAAGAATATCACAATGCTTTCTTAATAGGAAGAATTATGAAGAAGATTACAGATACTTTAAATAGAAATAAACACTTCTTACAAACTGATGCAAATGTTGCAAAGATTCAAGAAGTTGTAAATAAGGACTTAGAAGAATTCAGAAGTAAATGTGGAAATGTGGCATATACTGCTTACTATAAAGATAAATTTGACCAAGTTGAAGGACTTCTATCACACGGTATAGATTTAACTCTATTCGGTTCAAATAAATCTCACCACATAGACCTTAACGTTTACAGATACTACGTTGGGGAATCAGCATAAGAAAGGAGTGATAACTAATGGCTTTTGATTATTTTGGAAATAAAATAACAGCGTCTACAGCTGACGGTAATAACCTAAAACCACATCATATGAATACAATATCACAAGATGATTTCCATTATCTTAAACCCGGTATTATATCAAGAAGAACGCTAAACGCTCTTCACCACTATACTACTGGACGTGGTATATTTATTCCTACTAAAATGTGTGCGTTTATGGAATTTGCATTTCCTAAAGAAACTAAATTCTTTAAGCAAATGATAATGGTTGGAGCAAACAAACTTGACTTCGCTCAAGATAGAACTGCTGAAATAGGAACTAAAGACCCGGGTGTTGAAGGACAACAACAAGACTACATATCAAAAACATCAGGACTAACAAGAGAGTTTACAATCAATATGGTTGCAGAACTTGACGGTGCATTCTATACATTCTATATGGCTCACTGGCTAGAAGGGTGTCTATCTATTCGTGATGGTGTTACAAATATGTATGGCTTCCAAGGAGCTCCTACAGCTGCTAATATGAGTATGGAAGGAATGTACTTTACAATGGACCCTACTGAAAGATACGTTGTGTATTCAGCATATATAACTAATATGCTACCTAAGAACTCACAAATGTCTATATTTGACACTACTAAAGGGGAATATCAACACGCTGAAATTCCTCTACAATTCACAGGTATGCCAATAGATTTAGACAAAAACGTATTTAACGCTGCTCAAGCTTATCTTGATAAGTTGAATGGTCAAAGAGGACATACTCAAAGACTTACTGGTCACGCTTATCATGAAAAGAACAAACTTGAAATACCAGCAAATCAACCAGCTATATAATACTTATGCAGGGGAAACCCTGCATATTTATTTATTTTCGTATAACTTATATATAGGATTATGGAGTCCAAATACTTAAATAAAAGGAGATTAAAAATGGAAAAAAGAGAATTTAAAACTTATGAAAGAAGAGAGTTTACAAAGAAAGAGAAAGATGAAAGAGCTATACTTGGAAATTTAGCATACTACTTTAGAATGTCTGATATTGAAAGAGAATATAAAGATTCTAATAACTGGAAATTCTTAACTTTAGATGAATACGCTGATAGATTAAGAAATGCTAAATCTATAGCTAAATATGTATTTAAAACACTTGCTGGAGATATAGTAAACGGGTGGAACTTACTTAAAGTAAAAGGTAGAGTTAAAGATAGTGAAACTGAAGCCCCTGAAGTTTATTTACCTATATACTTATATAAAGACGGTAAACTTGCTATTCCTTGCTATAATAATATAATAGTAGGATTTAAAAGATTTGTAGGTTTATCTAACCTTGTATATGGATTAGGTAAAGATATGAAGAATCTTAAGTATTTCAAACACTGGGAAGAAATAGAACTTGTGAAAGATGAAGAACTTAAGAAAGAAGTATATAAAGAACTTATGAAACCTGAAAAGATAGATGGTAAAGAATTTAAAGCTAATACTAAATTCACAGGTATTACTTTTGATTATACTACTATTGATAAGAAAGGTGTAAGACATAAAATCTCTAAAAGAGATAATGTGCAATATGAAAACGAAGTCAAAAAACCTTTCAAGAAACCATTTGAGAAGAAAGAAGGTTCTAAAAGCTTTGTAGATAAATCTTTATCTAAATATGGTAAGTTCAGTAAAAAGGGAAACTTCGATAAGAAAGATTAGAATTAATGGTGGCATTACGCCACCATTATCTTTTTCAATTAAATATAATAATATTAGACAAGTAGAATAGATATTCGGGCGTCCTTATAAATCTGTATATTCGATACAGGTTTCGACCAATGTTGTTTTTCAATAAAAATTTTTAATCTAATCTATTCTACTTGTTTTTTTTTTTCGTAGACGCCTTATTTTCTGACACATATTTATACCTAATAAATACATCCTATTCTACTCTATTATATTTGTTTTTTTTTATTCTAAGAATACATTATTACCGTGTATTAATTTAAACGTATTTCTTGCATATCTTATAGCTGTATAGATAACTGACTTATTTATAATAGAATCGTCTCCCGCTATAAGAAGAATTTTATTATATCTTTTCTGAGCAGCATATAATGGAATAGCGTATGAGAAATATAACTTATATCCTGTATCTGGTGTAAACTCTACATCTTTTGAAACAGCACCTTCATTTAGTAAATCTATAAAATTAAGATTTATAGGTATTTCAAATTCTATATCATCTCCTGACGGTAGCGTGTATTTTACTCTATATATAGGAGCGTTAAACATATCAGGTTCTTGTACTTTATCAACTATTACTAAATCTGAGTATATTGGTATATCGTATATAGTTACACTGTAATCAGGATTTAAAACTTTAGCGACTACTGGGGTATAACATATCATCTTATCTCTTGTGACTGGAGAAAAAGGACGAGATAATGCCTCTCTTATTCTTATATTATACTCTCCTATATTTTCTCCATTTATAAGTATTATCTTATCATAATCAAGTATCTCCTCATCTTTTACAGCCTCGTGTGTTACTATAAAATCTTGTGACATAAATATAGGGTCTACAAGATATTTAACTTGATACTTCTTTAATTTATTAAGTATCATATTAATAGCTGGAACAACGTCCGTTCTTCTTGTATACGTCTGTATATCTGAATCACATTTAATAAATCTTTTATAAAACTCACCGTCTGAGAAATCTGTAAGTAAGTTATCATACAAATATACAAGATGAGTAGTTAAAGGGATATTTGCGAGTATATCCTCAGTTAAGTCTCTATCAACTACAGTGTCTATTAGTACGAATAATATATCACAGCTTGGTATCTCTCCTTTTAGCATATAACGAAGATTTATTGGAGATACAAGCTCTCCTTTAAATACATCTGTAAATCTAATATCAAATCCTAAAGTTTTGAAATAATCGTTATCGTATCCTACATACATTTTACATATATTTACTTGTCCTTGAAAGTTTTCATTTATATAATCTTCTATAAGTTTTCTAACGTTTACAGCTTGAGATATTCCTATAGAGTGTACTCTTTTCTTTTTTAAATCTATCGTAATTTTATCCAATTTTAATCACCTCATAATAGTATTAATTTATGAGGCTGTTACGCAAGTTTTGGCGTGTTTTGGAACATTTTACTAGGAAATATTAATAGAAGGCAGGGGATTTATAAAATGGATAATAATATTGGTATAAGTGCTGTATCGTGCTACGCTACAAAAGCTGGCAAGATTACAGACCCTTATTTTTATGTAAAAGTTCCTATATTGGGACTAGATAATGATTCAAAAGACGGTGTAGCCGTAATGGAGATAAAGGCTAAAAATGGTACAGACTATAGAATATATCATGACGGAGATATAGATGCAGAAGCGGCTGAAGATTGGTGGATTGAAGAAATGTACTCATCTATTCCGCCCGGACCTATAATAAAATCAGGTGGACACTTCCATAAGCATGTGGGACAGTCTAATCTTCGTAAGGTACATTATTATAATCTAAATGAAGTTCCTGTAAGTGTTGGAGATTTGCTACTTGGTATATTCTTAGACGGAGATACAAGAAATCTTGTTATTTGGCATATACCTCATAAAGTGCCTATTGGTGGTGAGGTAGTATATGATTAAGATAGAAGACTTATCTTGTATTACTATGTACAAGATATATAAGATACATAAATCTCGTAATAAATATAATAAAAGAAGATTAAACGATGATGACTTATTCTCATTTGAGCTCGATGATAATATGATAGTTCATTTTAAAACGAAGTATGAGTCATCTATAGACGGTGGTTTAGATGAGCTTGTAAGAAAGCTTAGAAGACACGTTATAACTAAAATTACAATACTTGAGAAAGTAAGATACGATTACAAATGTATATACATAAGTTTTAATAATGAAGTTACTGTAACTATAAGGTCATCTAATATAGAGAATGAACTTTTAGTATACGTGGAAGGAGATAATAATGCTTAATAAGAATACCCGTTTTATATCGCTTAGTGATTATATAGAATCACAGAATGATAATATAAGAATAGATACATTTAGACTTAAAAATGTCGAGAATAGTCTAATTACAGATGTGCTACCCCAGTATTTAGAGACTATGCAGGTAGAGCTTTCTGAAACGGAGATTAATAAGTATACTTCTTCTCCTAAGTTACTATCGTATGATTTATATAAATCTGTAGATTTATGGTTTATACTTTGTATTGCAAATAGTTGTAAAAGAAGTTATGAGTTTAAACCCGAGAAGATAATAAACTTACCTACATCTAAATCAATAGGTGCTATGATATACGCCTTTAATAATCTAAGAAATATTTAGGGAGGACAATATGCTTACAAAACTTATAGGACGTACAATAGAAGCTGTGAAAATTTATAAACCTATGAAGGGAAGAAAGATATATGGATATAATGTAGGTGATATGAAAGAGAAGCTTATTGATACGTCTGCGACAAATTTCGTTATATATCATAAAAAAGGAAAGGTATCACTTATAAAACCAAGAGAGTGTACAGATTATATAATACTCTCGTGCACGGGAACGAGTGATGCTTATAATTATAAAGATGTAATAAAAGAAATGAAAAAACTTATAGGAAATAAGATAATAGAAGTTGAATTTAAAAAGAGAGAAGAAAATGAAACTTATGGAATGCTATATAGAATGGACGAATACTATATTCTTAAATTATCAAATGGTGATAAGATACCTATTCGTCTATCTATACTTTATAGCAATAAAGGATTATATGAGAGTATTCCACTTATTGAGAAATATGTTATGGAGGTAGGAAAGGATAATGGAAAAAGGATTTCTAGGAAATAGTGAGGTTGCAAGATACGAACAGCTATCAAATACATATCTTGTGACTAAATCACCAGCTATAGTTGATGAAATGTATGAAAACTTTAAAGCATCAGATATTTATACTTGGGAAGATAATGCAGTAATACTTTATAATCTAGCTAAGAAGTATCCGGCTACATTTAAAGATGCTCCTCAAATTAAAAGAGAATATATTATAATGGAGCTAAAAGATGAGTTTAAGGTATACTCTGGACTTATGGAAACGGTAGAGGCTATAGTTCATAATATGAATGTAGAAACGGCTGATGAATATAGAGACGATATAGTAGAGCTTTGCGATATAGCAATTCAGCACATGCGTTCGCAAGGTTTTGAAACTGTACCTTATATTATAACTTCTACAAATATAATGACATTCTGTGATAAACTTATGGAGATAATAGAAAACGCATCAGTTGAGTATTCTTCTATGTTTATGAGAACTATAATAACTAATAAGAACTATTCATATATTATTGAAAATCTATGTTCCTCTTGCTTAAAAGATAGAGAACCTGATTTTAAAAAGATGATATATCTTATAGGAGATGCAATAAATGCTGTATCTGAATTACCGGATGATGATAAGGAGGACGAAGATAATGATGATTATAACCCTTTGTATGATATGGCTATGTCGAAAGAGGAAATGCTTAAACTTGCTTACGATAGTATAGATTTTACTATGGTTGATTTAGATAAGGTAAATCAAATAAAATGTATTATGGCTATAAGAGATATTTTGACAGATATAAAGGAAGAGGATACTCTACATAAGATTTGTATAAAGATGATAGAACCTTTCTTAAAAACTATAGCTGAAAGTTATAATCTTATATCTCAAAGAAAGGAGTCTCCTGCAACTATAATAAAAGATATGCAAGAAATAGATGAGCTTGAATACAGACTTCCAAGAGTTCTATATTTATCATCAGGTGAGTTCGAGATACTTGAGCCTTTATATGAGATAATACTCATAACAGAAATGAAGGTTTTAAAAGACTTACAAATTATCGAACAACAGCATAGTTTACGTATGTGCTCAGAAGCTTTGCTTCCTGAGGCAACATACGTTCCATATTTAAAAATTGATATGGAGACTATAGAAAAGATAGTACCAATAGAATATAACGATGAAATGTTATACGATAAAGATATATTAAAAATTGTACGTGTTTAATATTTTGTCTATATATTATATAAGTAGCCGAGAGGTAAAATAAAATTTTAAGGAGGAATTAAAAATGGCAAAATTCGGAACAATCAAAACAGATGAAGAAAAGGTAGTAGTTACTAGCGGAAACGCTGAAACAGGAACTGTTGGTGATTTAGTAGCAGGTGCTTTAGGGAAGAAAGTAGAGGAAGTCAAAACTGAAACTTTCGATGAAGGTTCTACAGAAGTAATCGAAACTAGAGAAGTTAAAGAAGAACCTAGAGTGGAAACTAATGTAAAAACTAAAACACCTTGGAGTGCTCCTAAAGTATCAGCAGGAAATGGTGGAAGCGGAAATAATGGTGGTAACAACAATAATGCTGAACTAGCGTCAGCAGAAGCTAATACTAATTTTAAAGGAGGAAGAAGAATGGCAAAACAAGCCGACATAGTAAATCTAGTTTTAAATGTAAAACTAGCTGATATATCTGAGTTCTTACACGGAGAATTAGATATAGACTTTAATACAACTCTTAAGAGCTTCGAGCCCGGAAGAGTTATGGACCAAGTGTCAGATAACGAAAGAGAGGCTATGGATGAAATTATCCAAAGAATCGTGGCATTTGGTGAAGATGGAACTTACCTAACTACAGTTCCAGCAATAACTGTATCATCATCTTTACTTAAATCACAAATAGATGATGTAAACTTAGTAGGAATAGGAATTAATCAAGAAAAACCATCTCTTGCTAAATTCCATTCAAAATACTGCGTTCCTCATGTAGTTGATAGAACTGGTGGGGAATCAGATGTATTCTTAGATACTGCGACTGTAGTATCTCTAACTGCTATAGGACTTCTAGGAGAAAATGTCTTAAGAAAAGAAGATATAGTTACTAGAAATTCTAAATTCGCTGTAGGTATTACTTACAACGATAGAGATGGTTATACAGTAACATTCACAAACAAAAACTACAGAAGAGTAAGATAATAAAGTTATGTGTGGGGTTTCCCACACATTTCTTTTTTGCGAAAGGAGATATAATAATGCTTACAAAAATATCAGCACTTTTAAGTGTGATAGGAAGTTTATATGAAACAGGTGAGAAAATAATTACGAAAGGAAAGGAACTTCTATTTGGTAAGAAAGAAGAAGTATCTCCTGAAAGACTTATAAATAATATGTCTTCTCAGGAAAAGATACAATACGATACTACATTTAAGATGTACTCAAAAGATGAAATAGTAAGCGAGTGCTTAACTAAGGTTAAGGAAGAGCTGTTTATGAGCTTATCTTTAGAGGAAGTGTATTCTTTAGTTGTAGTGTCTCTTTCTAAGATTGTGAGAAAGTTACTAACTATATCACCAATAAAGATAGGAGGAAATGTGAATGTTATTATTGAAAGTGAGTCCGAAGGAGAAGATACAGAAGATACAGGTTCAAAATATATTATCTACGATGGATACGAAATATGAATTTGAATATGCAAATGAAATATATAGCACTAAGCCATTTTATGGTGCGATAATAGGTGCTATATGGTCTATGTGTATAAATGAAACAAACCAAGCTATAGTAGGCATAAGAGATATATCACTTTATGATAAGCGTATATTTATTATAGATAGTACAATGAAGTTTATAGATATGTGCGTATCAGGTATAACAGCTATGCTGTCACTTATGTATAAGAAAGAAGGAACTCATGTCTGGAGTTTCTATCTTGTATGCTTTCCTGATGTAGTACAGCTTATTTTGTGGAAAGCTTTATATGAATTTATATACTTTTCAAGATATGTGATATATCCACCATATAAGGAAGATATTAGAAATCCTAAAAGTGATGGAGACAAGATAAGAAATGTGATTATGTGTATAATAGATGGAGTTATAAGGAATAAAATGGAGGTGATAGGAGATGAACTTAACAGGGAAAATTGTATCGTTAAAAGAAAAAGAAATGATATATAGTGTGTATGAAAATGATATAATCTCAAAGATATCAGAGCTATGTAGTGAGTATGGGGATTTAGCTGATAGCATTGTAGAAAAGCTTAACTATGTTGTCAAGAAAGATGATGACCCATACTATAACCCTTTACTTGAAAGAGGAATTGCAGCATTTGCAATGTATGACCCTGAGTTTAATGAAACTGACTTCTGGTCAAGAGATGAAGTAGGTGGGTATAAGGAAACTTTAAAAGATGCTCTTAAATCAAGTGGATATTACATTCCAGATACTGCTGATATGGTTTATGTAGGTATAAATCAAGATGACATACCACACGGTTTAGTATCAGGACAAAAGGTGTTTGATGAGTATACTGACTCCGAGTATGTAATTATAGATGATTTATGTCAAGCAAGTGATGATGGTTTTAATATATGGACAGGACTTACAGTTTATATAGATGAACCACAAACTCTTATGAACTTCTTAGACGTATTGTATGATGAGTTCTTAGATGCAGTTCTTGCAAAGTCTGATAAGTATAGACACGAAGCGGCGAAATACTTACCATTTACACTTGTATCTGAGTTCTTCTTTGAACCTATGTTTTCAGTATCAGGAATTATGATATCTTATCTATACAGTGTATTTGGTATAGAAAAGGAAGCAGAAATACCAAAAGCGTATAGAAACGATAGTTTATATGAAACATTTACAAAATATACTGAACTTGATATGGTGTCTGAAACTCTTTTACGTTCGTATATAAACGGAGAAGAAGCACCAGAGAATATATGCAATGTATGTATCGCAATACTATTTAAGAACTATTTGAAAGAGAGGTTTGTATGAAGATAAACTTACCACTTGTAAATACTTCAAAGGTAAAAGAAGTAATGAAAGACAATAACGGAATGGACGGACTTACGAATATCATAGAGGATAATCTTAAAAGATATAATCTTTATAAGATATTTAGCATCTTTGACTTCTATGAGATGAAATCAGCTCTTATAGAAGCCGCTAGCAAAACTGAAGGAGTTTACCATATCGTTATACTAGATGAGAATGGATTTACTGAATGGATAGATTACACAGAAGATTCAGTGAAAGATTTGTATGAGAAATGGGAAGGTATTATAAGAGAAGATGATATTATAGGAGATAGTGAAGGATATACAAAAGATGACTTAGTAGCAAACCTATACACTATACTATATGAAGACTTCGGGTTTGATATGTATATAGAAGAATATGCAGTAAATATAGGACACGGCGTTAGAATAGAGTCTCCTGACAATATATACGACTTCGCTTATAGATATGTGTCGTCTTTATATAAGAGCCAAATAGATATGATAAAAAATACAAAAGATGACGGAAGACTATCTACTTGGCTTGGAATGAATGCAGCTGGACTTCTAAATGAAAATAATCTCATAGAGGATATAGTTCTTATAGACTTTGATATATCTGAAGTTAAAAGAGAATATCCATATGAGATAGATATGCTTGCATATAACGATAGGTCATATGATATGTCTGACACTTACATATATCTTCTTAATTATATTCTAAAAGCATCTCACGAATTCGTGAAAGGAATCCGAAATGAAACTAACTAAAAAAGGTATAGGAACTCGTTATGTTCGCACAATGGATAGTCCTGATTGGTATGAAGATACAATCGCTTATGAAATCGAAAGACTTGAAAAACGAGAAGTAGATACAAAGATAGGAATATTCTTACACGAACATAATGCAGAGATAGTTAATGTCTATATAGATAATACCAAAAGACTTATAACTGATGTAGACGTTTCTGATATGGATTGCTTTGAATGTCAGAAGATGTTTATGGTAACTGATGAGCTCTTAGTTGAGCTCATCTCATATCTTAATAGCGAGAAACTATTATATAGAAATGAGTCAAAAGAACTGATAGAGATAAAAGCTAGAAGTATATATTATCTAATAGATAGAGTAGGATTACTTCCTTATAATGAGGAAGTATCAGTTTTACTCATTTCATTTATGATAAAGGGGATTGATAAAGGTGAAGCTAAATAATAGAATTTACAACATTGAAAGAACCGCTACAATGAGAAATGCAATGAGAGGAAGAATGTCGGTTGACGATGCTCTTGAGTATTTCTTTGAAAATGACACAAAAATGCTAGAGAAATTAGTAGACGTATATAACTACAATATGAAGATGTATCATACTTGTGGTGAAGATACAGACAATATATTAACTGTAGAGAAGTTAAGAGATATAAGAGTTGCGGCTAAATTTAAAATAGACGAAGATGCACAAATACATAGATATGATAGACTTAAGTATGCAAGACTTTGTGATATACTACTTACTTGTATAGCTGATGTAACTATGGTAGAATCTTTGATAGATTTTATGCGTTCAGATGACGCTATGAGTATAGAGTCTATGATACTTGCTGGGGATTTAGCACTAGAAAAAGCTGTAGAAGATGACTTTGTGATAGATGAAAGCTTTGGTAATGCTTATTATCCATTTACAATCAAAAAGACTATAAGACAATGGAGAGAAGATTATATGACAGGGTTTGAAGAAGAGCTACCATCTAAACTTCTTGAAAAGATATACGGAAACGAAGAGTATATAAATGTAGATATACAAGATGAGAAGAAAGCAAATACTACACTTATTCTTCTAACCATGAGTCTATCTGTTGCATTTAATATACTGTATAGGAATTTTGATTTAGAAGATGATTATATAGGGTTAGATGAATGGATAACTGCTTGTATGGATTCGGATATGATACCATCAGTTTTATATAGATATTGTGTGACTACAGCAGTTGCACACGCTATAGCTTTTATAGTCCATAATATAGCTTGGATAACTAATGCTTTATTTATATTCGCTCAAGACAGTAAATCATTTATAAAGTTTGTAAATGAGAAAATGGACGGCTCTTATGATAGAGATACTATAAAGAAATACTTTGATATAGTAAAGAAAGATTCAGTATAGGAGGTGTGAAATGGCAGACCATAAGATACCTGTAGGAATATGTCTTAAAAGAATATCTGATTTACTGAATCTTAACTGGGGTATACATAAACCCGGAACTGTAACTTCTATAATACTAGATTTTAACTCAGCTCTAAATACTATATGCAGAATGGAAGGACTACAAGAGTATGGTCTTGCTAAGTTCCTATCAGAAGTTACAAATATGATAAGAGATTTCATATCAGGAAATCTTGATAAGAAAATTTATGTATTATATACAAGAAAAGAAAATAAAACTTATCTTAAGGAGAAGTTAGGAGCTAAGTATCTTGACTTCTTCTATGATAAGCGTCCTGACATATCAGATACTATAATTAATATGTATATAGAAAAGCTTGAAGAAATGGGGAAGATTTCAAATATAAAGGTAATAGACTGTGGGAAGTTTGAACCATCTATTGCTGCTTATCTTATTTTGTCCCTGAATAAACACGCAATAGTTTATTCTCGTTCTAAGATAATGCTAGGACTTATAGGAAGTGGTGGAACATTCTGGGACGGCACATTTCTATATAGAGAAGGTATAGACCCAATAGATAACGCATCAGTTAAAAGAACTAATGCAAAGTATCCATTTCCTACCGGACTTCCCTATTCACTATATCCATATTATGTCTGTATGTATGGGATACCAGACCATGGATTTAAAGGGGAAGCTGGTTATGGTTCAGTTAAATCAAAAACTTATCTTGAAAATCATCTTCAAGATATAGTAGCTGGAACTGATGAAGAATTTGACTATGAGACATTTAAGTATATATCTCCGTCTGAGTTTTTAATAAAAGTATCAGGAAAAGATGAAGATATAAGAATGGGTCTTGTAGAGCTAAGAGCTAAATTATTTACTTAAAATATGGGTTAAAACCCCATATTTTTTATGGTCAGAAACATTTTAAGTAGTTAAATTTAATAAAACAAGGAGGTTTATAAATGATAGAAAGATTAAGCGAATATGGTGCAAACGTACTTACAACTGTCGTACAAGGAAGATTCAGACAAGTTGCAAGAACTCTTGCTACTGGAAAAACTTCACTTATTAACGCTGGAAATAATAATATTATTACGTTCCCAGTTATAGTGTCTTCTGATATTCCAGACGATACAGCACTTGATATTGCAAAAGATATAGAAACAAATTTAGCATTTGCTACTAAAAACTTTATAGAAGGTGATATATCTCGTGGGGCATTTGATGTATCTATTACAGCTATTATGAGCTCACTACCTTTTAATAGATTAAATGCCGGTACGTTTGATGCAAAAGACCCTGTATCACAAGGTTTAGTTCTAGGAGCAACTATGGGAGCAGTATCGACTGGTTCACCTTATGCTGAAGCTGTAAGAAGAGCTGGAGATAAATTAAAAGCGAGAAACTTATACGCTGAAGCAAACAATGATATTCAATTTGTAAGAGATGGTGGTACAACTCCTACTATCCTTTCAGTAAAGATACCTTATATTACAGGTGGAGACAAAAATGAAATAAAAGACGTTGTAGTTCAACTTGGATTTGAAGGTGTCGTAAGAAAGGTAGATGTAGATGAGCTTGTAACAAGAGTAGGAAACTTTGATAGTAATAGATTCTTTAAGAACTTTATTAAACTATCAAAAGGTGAAATTTCATTTATGGGAGATTTCTTATTTGAAATGGATAGATTAAAACTTGAAGCTAAATCACAAGCTACAGCCAATAAACTATGGAAGACTTTAGAGCTTTACAATAGAAAAAGAGATATATTTGTAAAATCATATCCTTTTACTACTTTTGTAATCTCTGATGAAGCGGCTGATAGAATTAAAGAAAGATACACAATAGATACAAGTAACGAACGTCAAGTAAAAGCTTTAATGGATAGCTTCTTTGCATTTGCTTTCTATGAAGTAAATACAGGAACTGGAGTTATAAGAGTTATGAAAGATGGAGATATGATATTTAAAACTTGTACTATTGATGATATAGTAAGAACTAATACTAAACTTGATAGACAAATAAAAGAAGTTATTAAAGCTGGAGGTGGAAGATAATGGGTATGATAGATATAGATTTAAAAGGTGAAATGGATATATATTCAGATAATTCACTAAGAGATAAGATATTTAGATTATATACAGAAGCTGATGACCCTCAACTTAAAGACTTCCAAATAGGACATCTTGCATTTATGGTAGGAGAAGGTATAGACCCTAATGCTATAAGAAAGATGGGTTCGTCTATCACTCAGTACAATGAAGCTATAAAACTTATAGATGCTTCTGCTGGTAACGTTAAGACTTTGAGAAACTATGAAGATTTAAAAGCTATCTTAAATGGTTGTAAGCTATATACAGAAGCTGTAAAGAAATCTAAGTATTTAGAAGAAACTATGACTTTAATGGAGCTTTTAGAAGAAAATGCACCTCACTTCCAAAAAGCTTATAAGAAACAATATTCAATGTTTGCTAAAACTGTTTATAGAGGACTTGTAATGTCTTTAGTTGTTGAATGCACAGCACTTTCTATAACATTTGTAGCAGTTCAATCTGATGCTAAAGTGGATATGGATACATACATAGATAAGACTGCTGGATGGAAAGACTTATTCAGAAGAACTGCTGATGTTATACAAGACAAAGATATGAAAAAGCTAATAGCTGGTGCAGGAGTTGAGCTTAAAGCAGAAGCTGTAGATTACTATGCTACTTCTATTGCTAATAACGCCACTATGTATTCCGAAGTATCTTTACAAGACGTAGCTTTCTTATTCAAACTAGGAGTTGCAAAACTTGCATATAAAATATGTGGACTATTTAGATTCTTAATCTATATGGTACTTGTAGGAAAATACTCATTAGAAGCAAGACTTGCTGAAATGAAAAATGTAATGGCTTATTCACAAAAAGACTTATCAGCTAAGATGAAAGATGATGATGAGAAGTTTATGAATACTCTTGTTGATATGAGAGTTGATGATATTAAAGTTGGTGGAGACGCTGAAAAAGACGTATCGTCTATAAAGATAAAAGAAGTAGAGGACGGTAAATTCTCTTTATAACATATGCGTAGCTTAGAGTTAAGGCATTGAATCATTTCCTTTTAATTCATATCGTATCGGGAAACCGATACGATATTTAATTTATATATTATTAAATGTGAATATTCACTAACTAACTATTAGTAATCTAAGAATATTCAAAGGAGTTGATAAAATTGTTGTTAGAAGAGAAGAAAGAAGGAATTTACTTTAAGCTTTTTGATATGGACAAATATAGGGAGCAAAGAGTAGCAGAAGGGAAAGACTTCATGATAGATTTAGATTTTGACTTTCTTAAAATCTCTATCGATGAAGACAATAACACCGCTCTTATAACTGAGGATACGATATACTCAGCTAAAAGATTTGGTCCACAAAAGCACGAACCAGCCATAGTTCAAGCATATCGTTATCAATGCAAATGCGGAGCAAAGATAGGAGCAGATAATATTGGAGAGTATTGTGTAGAATGCGGAACTACAGTTAAGAAGAAAGACTTTCCAATGGATACTATGGGTTGGATAAGACTTCCTATGAGAGCTTTAACTCCTCTAGGAGTACAGACATTAAGGCGGTTTATGTCCGGTAATGCTAAAAGGGAAGGAAACAAATTTGACAAATTAATACAAGGTAAGAAGCCTTTTAGTAAAAGAGACGCTTTTTATCTATATGATAGATTTGAAGATATAGTAAATGAACACGTTAAAAAGCCAGCTTATAGAGAATGGCTTTTAAAGAATAAAGAAATGTATTTTATAGATTGTCTTCCAGTTATCTCAAGAAGATTTAGAAGATTTATGATAACTAAAAATGGAGACGTTCCTGTCATACAAGCAGATGAACTATCTATAAGATATACAAATATAATATCAGTTGCAAAGCTATTTAGAACGCTTCCTGTAACTGAGAAATCAATGCAATTCGTTGCAAAGCATTATTATGAAAATGCGGAAGCTTTGTACGAAAAACTAGCTTATGAGCTTTCAGATGACAAAGAGAAAACTATAAAAGGTGAGATATATTCAACTAAGAATACATTTTCATCAAGAACTCTTATAGAACCAGATGCAAGTATAAAGCTAGGAGCTGGACAATATTGTAGAGTAGGTGTTGATATTGTCCGTACAACACATAAAGAATTTATTATGAAATATTGTATGGAAAGATTAGGTATGAGCGTTGCGGAAGCTGATAGAATAACTAATCCAGATTATTTCATAACTAAGAAGCAAAAAGAACTTATAAGATATATTGTAAAGACGGAGCGGTTGTGGATATTCTTTAACCGTCCACCTACAATAGATTTCTCAGGTATTATAGCACTCGAAATTTATGATATCTGTGATGAACCTATAATATATGTAAATCCTATTATATTAGGACTTATAAGAGGAGACTTTGACGGAGATACTACATCTAACTATGTATTACCACCAGCACTAAGATGGAGAATTTCTATGGTATGTAATCCTAAGAGATACACACTTTGGTGGGACAGAAGTATAAATGGAGCTTATGGTGGAGTTAATGACCAAGTCGTTACAGCTTGTATGTTCCTAGACGATAAAGGTAATCCAAAAGATGTAGAATTTTTAAGAAAGATTAAGAAGAAGGTGGAAAGATAATGAGAATTGAGTCAAGACCGACAAAAGTAGAAGGACTTATTCGTATGTCCCCTTATCTTGCAAGAGAGATAATCCTAGACCCTTATAGGGTTATCTCTTATCCTTTAACAGCAGATGCCCATTATGAAATATTTTGGGCATCTTTTGTAAGGAATGAAAATAATCTCGATTTATATAAAGTTGTATATCATATACATCCAGATACATTAGTTTCTTATATATGTGATTCAGACTCACCACTTTCATCACTTGTAGCCTACGCTATACAATCACATGCTATGTACACGGGTAAATCAATTACTGCTGTATTTGAAGAAATGTGTACATTACTAAAGGCTAAGTATACTATGGGTATTAAAAACTGGGGTATTCAATCTGAAATGAGATACTATTTTGAACAAGAGATGGAAACAGTTTTAGAATACCTTGAAATAAAAGCTTGGTTTAATAAGTATCGTGGTAATATGAGCGATTATCTATTCTACGAGAACAGAGGTGAAGCTTTAGATAATAAATATAAAATTTATAGAAAGGAAGGAAATATAAATGATAAGAAGAATTGATAGACTGACGTATAAGTCAAATGTAGAGCTTATAGAGCATATTAAATCACTAGACCCAAAGGATAAACTAGATAAGATATCTATGCTCTCTCTCTTGATACACAAACCTTTAGTGTATCTCGCTTGCTATGATGAGAAGACAAGAGGAGTAGCACTTTTAGAAGCTTGTCTTGTTATAAGAGAAGAAGAGGATACAGATTCTTATGAAGAAAGAATCTACGAGTTCCTAAAGGTTCTAACTACAGAAGAAGTTAATTTTACGCTACTTCAAAATATATCATCTGCTTGTGAAGCCGAGCTTGAAGAAACTGCTTGGGTTTTAAGAAACTGCTTTACAACTGTATCACAAGGACTTGCAAATGATATTAAAAGAACTCTAAAAGACTTAATTCCTCAAAATATAATAGAACCAGTACTCAAAGAAATAGATAAGCAAAATAAGGAAGCTAAAGATGCACTTAAAAATGTACTACATCTTACTGATGAAGAAGCTGAAAGAGTTCTTTATATGACAGACGAGGAGCTCGAAAAAGAACTTGATTGTAATGAAGATGAAATAGATATGGTAATGAAAACTATTAAAGGTAAGAAATAGTGGGGTTTAACCCCACCTTATCTTTTTTGAAAGGAGATACTTATGTATAGAAAGCAAGAAGCTTATGAATATGATATACATAAATGCAATATATCGGTATTCTTATCATTAGGACTTATAGATAAGGCTTTATATGATAAGTTATATAAAGCTGATAGACTTGAAAGACAAATCTATATAGGAAAATTAAGAGGAGCAAATGAAGGTTACACTGAACTTTATCAGAATAAGGTTAAAGAGGCTGTAGAGCTATTTAAGAAGAAGAATAAATTAAGCAATAAAAATATCATAGAGGTAGCTCACGACGCCGTATGGGTTACTCACAAGGTCTTAAATCTTAATATAGATGATAATATTAGATTTGTATGTAAACGTGCATCTACTTCTAATTTCTCTTACGGTAAAGTAGTATTCTACATAGATAGTATTATGGGTACTTTCTTTGTAAGAGGAATAACTGGAGAGAGTATATGGTTTGATAAAATTAAAGAGTTTATGATGTATGCTGAAAATGATGAGCAGAAAAGACTATACACTGTACTTCATAAATTCAAGAAAGACTATTTAGAAAATAAACTAGATAAAGAGTTTTATAAACCAATAATATCTAATAAAGATAATAAAGATTTTATAGAGCATCTTATAAGAGATTTGATAAAGTAATAACCTCTCCATTACGGAGAGGTTATTCTTTTTTATTTTCTACGGAGTTTCTATGAAAAAATTAATCACAAATCTTAGTCAGATGTAATTAGACTTTTCCTATCGAACTTAGATTAGGACACCTAAAATTCAATCAATTAAATTTATATCAATTTATTGAGTGAAGTGCAAAATGTGAAACCAATAGTCACATCTTAATGTTACTTAATTCCTAAATCTTTTTTACATTCATCTAAAGTTTCATATATAAGTCTTTCTAAAGCTCCCGCTTCTATTACAGATGATACCTTTCTTTTTATAATAGATGTAGGTGACATACAAGCTTCTGCTCTTACTCCAGTTTCTATTCCTACTGGCATCAAATCATCTGGAAGTATCTTAGAAGTTTCTCCTTTTAAGGCATTAAAATATGTAACCTTATCTGAGTGAGATACTTTAGAATAAGCACGTATAATATACTCTATTACTACGTCATCTCTATTTATTTTTCTATTAGCAACCTTAACTCCATCTTCTGTCTTTGTAGGTTCTCTATTCAGAAGTTGCTTTTTGAAGTTGTCCATATTAAGTTCTACAAGTTTTGCTTCACCTCTTGCTTTATATATCTCTTCTACAGTATCTACAAACTTACGAAGGGACTTGCTCATAGTAGACTTATCACAAGCATAATACACATTTATCTCTTGTATAGTACCTGATACTCCTGCTTTCTTCTCTTTAAGTAAAGATTTATCTATAGCATCAGCATTATTACCTAAAAGCTCATTTAAAGCCTCGTCTCCACTCATCATAACGTATGAGAATAATACATCATTTGCTGCTACTTCTCCTCTTAGATTGGTTTCAGCGTGCTTTACAATAGTACCTTTATCTAAAACTATAGTCTTTGATTTAGATACATACGATGCTAGTTTTTCTGTAGCTGACTCTGATAGAACTGTAGCATCTTCATAATCTTCAGGCATAGCCATAAATACTACATTCATGTGTGTTCCTGTGCAACATATAGGTTTTCCGTCGAACTCTTTAAACATGAATGAATTATATGCTATAGGGTCATTTGCTTTTAATTTAACTCCCTTTTTAATATTCTTCATAAGTGTCATATCATTTGCTATGTATTTAGCTTTAGCACTATGTCTTTCAGTATTAGTTAAACGAAAAGCATCGTCTGTACCGTCATCATATTTAACGAATACGAAATCTTCATTCACGTCAGTTACAACTCCGTCTTTTTCCATATAGTGACAAAACTCAGGAGCAGCGTGTCCTATCATCTCATCATATCCATTTGAGACATTATTTATGGTAGGATGAAGTATTCCTTGCATATGTCCTTTTTGTTGCATATTCATATATACTCTTTGAGCATCGTCTTTATTTGTAGTTCCCGGTGTCATAAGCTCAGTTGGTGATAGCATTTGCTTTGCTGATAATTTATCTACGTCTTCATCACTTTCTGGAGCAACTAAATATCCACGAGGAGATATTATATTAGGGTCTATAGGTGTTCTCTGAACTATTCCTATTCCACCTGAGTAAACTGATGGCATAGCTCTAGTTCCTGCTGATGACGGGTCTATAGTACGTTTTTCGAGTGTGTATCCTCTATCTAGGTTAAGTCCTGATAAACCTTTTGTAGTAACTTTAGTTTGACTATCGGCTGATACCATAGGATTTACAACTGAATAAGTTTGAACGTTTGCTTGTTCAAATATAGCTTTCATTACAGCATCTCTTTGTACCTCAAATCTTGCAACTGTAGAACCTCTCTTCTTTGCTATATGATAATCGGCATAAGCGTCTGCAAGAACCTTATACATTACAGCTGGTATTATCTCTTCACTTCTTATTCTATAAAGTCTCATATCTGAATCTCTTTGCTTTATATCTGTAGCAAGAAGCATATTAGCATAAAGAAGAACGTCTATAAATGTAGTAGGTAAATTATAGTGCTTTAATACATCTGTATTTATTGGGTCTACGAAAAGCATTTCAAACGACGTTACATATAGTGGTAAGTTACCATTTCCAATGGACGCTATAAGCTCAGCCGTTATTCCCTTTTGTGGGTCACAGAAGTCAGCAAACTTATATGGAGATAAATCAAATCCGTTAAGTCCAGAAAGTAGGGTCATATGCTCAATATTATTAGTTGAGTATTTAACCCAGCAATCTTTAAATTCTATCAAATCTTCGTGTAGTACATCTATTCTAGGTTTCTTATCAAATATTATCTCATGGTCTACACCAGTTCTTTCTAAAACTTCATCAAGTCCATTTGTGTAGCAAAGTATAAGTATTGTAGGTATCTTTCTTGACATTATCTTCATAATAGAATAAGCAACTGTACTATCTTTATTTATTCCATTTAAAATGTCCAGTTGTTCTTCTTTTATATAATCTAAGAAGTTTCTTATAAACTCTCCTACTATAGATGTAGCTATAATATCTTCTTTTGGAGATTTAATCGTATCTAATGCCTTTTGTAGTATTATAGGTTCACCGTCTAGTTTACCTATAAATAAAGCATCTTTACTATCAAATGTATCACCAAACTCAGCCTTCATATCAGTTGAGTCAAAGTATATAAAGTTCTTATCATCTTTATATATCTTTGTGATTATCTTAGATATTCTATCAAATTCTATAGTCTTTTGTATATCTATCTTTTCTTCTATTCTTCCAAACTTAGTATACTTGAGCTTTGAAGTTAAATCTTCTTTTTCAAGTTTTGCATACCATCTTCCAAATAAAGACTCGTATCTTGTTATATATTTTCCTGATAATTCCATAAAGGCTTTATTGTAGTTAAAGCTCATCATAACAGAGTCTCCAAATTTTACTATAGGTTTTACTATTCTTTGAGATTGAAGCTCAACCCAAGTTCCATTTATAAGCATCTTATTACCATTTACTATTTTAGGTAAATGAAGTGAGATATTGTGTTGCTTACCTTCTGGGTCTTTAAATGGCATTCTAACTAAAGTTCTTGCATTAAATTTATTAGAAGCATCTTCTTCCTTTATACCTTGAGAGTACATAGGAAATTCATTAACTTTAGAGAAATGATTAGCAACTGAAGTTATATCTTTATTTCTCACTTTATTTTCATAAGTTTTATTAAAGTTCATAAATGAGTTAGTTCCTATATCGTCTAAAGCTTCTACTTCGTTGTAAGAAGTTTCATCAAGTTTTAAGCTTTCTACAGATTCAAGCTCATCTTCAACAGTTTCACTTTCTTTTATTTTTTGTAAATATTTCTTCTCTTTAGCATTATAGACTTTAGTTTTAGCAAGTCTTATATCTTTCATTCTTTTAACGTGGTTTACTATATCCTCAGCGTTTACTTTAGAACCTACAATAGAACGTCCTATAGATTCAGCAAGTTCTATTTCTTCATCAGTTGATTTCTCATCAGTAAGCTTTGCTATAGTTTTAGAAGCTACTTTATCTTGTATATTTTGAGCTTCTTGTTTTGTAGTTTTAACTTCACGAACTCTTATATTGTCAAGTTGTCCGTCTTCAGTTTTCCCTACAACCACTTTATCTTTCTTAGTATTAAAAGAAGGAGATATAATACGAAGTATTTGCTCAGTTTCAGCTTGGTCTATTTCGTCTTCTTTTATAGCCTCTCCTATAGCATTTGCTAAATCCTCATCTCTTAGATTTTTCTTTTCTTTAATTCCTAAGTCTTCGTCTCTATCAAGTCCGTGTAAATCTTGCATATTATCATCATAATTACGCTCATCATCTTCAAGCATATCCTCAGCCAAGAATCCTTCTCCTCTTAACTTACGAAGTGCAACAAGAGTGGCATCTATAAGCTTATCTTCCTTTACAGTATAAGCTTCTGAGTATAAAGTATTAAATATATCAGAAACTAATGGATTTTGACATTCTCCATATAACTTACCTTTCTCTCTTTCTTCTATTTTAAATCCTTCAGCATATCCAACTATTACAGTTTCTTCAACGTCTAGCGTAGACATTCTAAATATTCCTTGCTTTGTGTAAAAGATTAGATTTACTTTAGATGATTTCATAGATTCTATAAACTTATCAGGATATAGTTTTAAATAACAAAGTAAAAGTGCAGCATTTGAAGCATTTCTATCTTTATATAAAAATTGTGTATACTTACCTTTCATCATAGGAATCTTTACATAATCAAGAGGTATAAGCACATACTTTTGATTATAAGTATCAAATGATTTTAGTTCTTCAAACATTGAGTCCATATAAGCCAAGAATCTCTCCTCCGTCTTTAGAGGTATCTTATCTCTTATTATATTCATTCTAGCTTCCGAGTTTGATATAAAGTTATAGTTTCTAAAAAGTCTCCAATCAAATTTGAAGTTCTTTAAAAACTTAAATTTACTCATTATTCTATCTTTAATGGATTTATATTTATATTTCTCTCTTATAGTAAATGTACCTACTTTAGTATAAAGCATCTTAGGTTGATAGAAGCAATAAGTTTGCTCCATAGCTATTTTATTAAAGTTCACAAGAGCATCTTCTAAAACAGCATCAAACTGATAGGGTTTATCTACTAAAGGGTACACCATATTATACATATTGTATGGCTTCACATTAAGTCTATATTGTTGACGACCTATGTGCCAAGGTTTTAAATTCTTTAAGGTATTCATAAGTTCCTCCTTTTAATATATGAGTGGGCATCATCTGAACTTATCAGTTTCCTGTAAATTCAGATGATAATAATTCTATAGCAATATTGAGTATCTTTTCAAAGTTTATAAGGCTTGAGTCTACATTGAAATAACGAAGTATGGCAAGTCTAACCCCAAATGCTTCAGACACTATAAGTCCTACACATATCATAATGATATAATACTTATATCTTCTTACAACATGGTCTTCTGATTGTATCTCAGTTTTCTTTATATCTGTCTGATTATCATTCTTAGCTTTATCGTTATCCATCTTCTTTCCAAATAATCCTAGAACTTTATTTATTATACTTCCAAAGAAATTGAACATAATAAACTCCTTTCGCCCACTTATTAAAAATGTTTCAAAACTGGGTGTTTAGGAACATTTTTGTGATATTTCATATATTAAAAGGAGGTTTAAAAATGTCAGACCCTATTAAGATAAATTACTTAATATTTAATGAAACTATGGAAGTTAATGACTCTGTAGCTTATATAGCAAACTCATATATTGCATATTATATAGAGAAGATGACAGGTAGAGCTATTAATGATAAAGTTGTTACAAACATAGAACCATTTATGCAAAATAAGAAAAGAGGTAAACACCCACGTTCTATCTTAGAGAAGACTCACCCTACTTTATCTTTATCTTATATGCCAGATGATGACCCTACTGAAAGAGCACTATCTACTTCTCAGCTTACAACTCCTATAAGGTATCTATCACCGACTATAACTGGAGATAAGCTTTTAGAAAATAGTGATAAAACTGATTTATCTAAAAATATAGAAGTAATACTTCAATGGTCAGATACTGAGCTTAATTGTGACGTAGCTGTTGTAGAAGAAACTTATGCTCTTCAAACTAACTCTCGTAGAGCTTGGGATACATTATTTGAAAAGGATAAGGAATACTCAATGTTTGCTGAGATTAAATTTCCTATATCAGATGAAGTATTTAATTATTGGTGTGATACTTTTGGTTTAGATAAGAATGATTTAGATGCAGTATTAAAGCATATGCAAGAAAGGTCAGATACTAAACTTACAAGAGAAGTAAATCACTTAAGACAAAGAGAGCAAATACATATAAGAATTCCTATGGAGATATTATTCGCATTTGGTCCTTCTGATATAAGAACTGATAATGAGCAAGACTATACAGCAGGAGCTTATATAGTTCATAGAACTTTAAATCTAAGATATAACTCTCCACGTATGTACTGGATAAATCCTAAAGAAAGGTATCCTTGGCTTCATATTGATACTCCTAAGATGATAGATAAACCCGGAGAAATAGAAGTAGATAGAGTAAATGATACTTATACAAAAAATGGTGTGGTATTCACAGCAAGAGTGCATAAAACTGTATTCTTTGAAAAAGACGTATTTGTGTATACTTTACTTCCATTTATGGATGATTGGTTTCCTTTCTTAGAATGGTGCTTTAAGCAAAAGATACCGTATTCAGATGCTATCTATATTCTTATAAGAGAGAATAATAAAGTGGAACAATCTTCATCTTATGTATCAACTGACAAGATAGCTATATCTTATAAAGAAGAACTTTTAATAAAACTTTTGGATAAGAATATGGTTAATAAATCATTTGACGTAAAGATATACATAAACTTAATGCTATTTGAGAAATTCAGCGAATATAAAGAGCAATTCATATTTACTGATTATGAGTCTATTATAGATACAGCAGATAGAGGAGAAGTGAAGCTATCAGACGAACTTCTTGCAAAAATAAATGGATAATATATAATACTCCCTGATTGGGAGTATTATATATTTAATCTAAATTCAAAAGAGTTTTCTATACCTTATAGCGATTAACTTAAAATTTTAAGGAATGACCGATAGCAACAGAAGACAGATAAGGTATAGAATCTTAAGTGCTATAATTCAAAAAGGTGTTCCTAAAATATAAGAAAAATATTATGTGGGAGTTACCCCACATAATACTATCCCGTAAGCAATCTATCATAATAAAAAATTTAAAGGAGGAACTTTAAACGAGAAAGTCAGGTTTTCGTTCCTACTGTATTTGTTATCTAAAGACACCGCTTTTTATAGTTTCTAAGAACTTAGAAAGGTTATCTAAGAATGTAAGTGAAGATGGAACATTCTCATTCAAGTCCTCTAAATTCTTAACACTTGGGTCATATTCAAGTCTTATAGCATTTCTTTCTCCATGTATCATAATTTGCATATTTTCAACAGCATACACAGATTTCAAATGATGCTCTGCAAGTATATCTTTATATTTCTTTTGAGATATTACTTCTTCTGAGTTTATATCTATTCCTTTTATTTTATCAAAGATAAAAGGATTACTACGAGATATAGTTATCTCAGATGAGTAAGCTAAATCTGTAATATATACTATAGCCTCTCCTGTACCTTTTAAAGACATTGCGATAGTCTTTCTTATAAGTTCTTCAGCTCTTTGAGGTAAGTCCTCATTTCTCTTTAAAACGTTTTGTTCCAATGTTTCATATAGTGGTTGTGGAACACTACCGTCTAATGCGTATATATTTGAAAACGAATAAGCATTAGAATCCTTACTAGGTCTTGTTCCAATAAGCAAAGTAAATCTGTCATTTTTAAGCATTATAAATCATCTCCTATTTTATTATTTTTGATTCGAAGTTTTATCAGGGTTTTTACCCTTTTGTGATTCAGGTACATTATATGGTAAGAACTTATCATATGATTTTATATGTAGTTCAGTCACACATCTACCTTTCGCCCACATATTCGTAACTCTTTCTATCATACAAGTACCTTTTCTATTATCAGCTACATAATTTACTATTGTATAAGGCATAACGTGAACCGGAACGTCATCAAGTATCACTACACCTTTAAAAGATGGATTTTTATTATCCTTTGTGATACTTCTAGTTCTTCCAGCATTTACCTTAACTGTAGGCGATATAGTTTCCTTTTTATTTTGTGACTCTTGAGATTTAGACTTTTGTCCTGATGAATTAATAGTATACTCAACCGGACGCATTATAGCATCGAGTGTAATCTCATCTTGTATCATATTATTTTTAAATACGTTATATCTGAAGTGGTCTTCATTTAAAGATATCCCGTATAATTGTAAAGGTTTATTTTTAGCTTCATATACATTTATATCTATCTTATCGTCCTTTGTACCTTGCATTACTTTATTCATACCAGTATCATTCTTTTCAGTATTTAGTATATAACAAGTTCCGTCTTCCACATAGACATTGTATTTAGATTTATAAACTCCATATTCTCTATCTATGAATTTTAAAAAGTCTAAAAATCCTTGTGCTGATATAATACAGTTCTTTACAGGAGTTTTATTATCAGGCGGAGCCATTGCAAGTTTACACTTATTCTTTCCTTTACATACGTCGAAAGCATGTTTTATTATATCTTCTACTTTCTTACCACTTCCAATATTTCCAGATACTACTCCTTCTTTTGTGAAGTTTAAATCGTCAAAATCAAATAGAGCTATATTAAGTTCGTATACGTTTTCTACACCTATAGCTTGCTTGTCTCCTGTTGCTTGAGAAGCCTGCTGAGCCGTTTTAAGAACAGTTGAATCAACCTTAGTCTTATCTACTATACCTGTAAACTCTCCTTGTAAATAAGACGCTGTGACGTGTACAGGTGTCATATTTATTTCGCTCTGTCTTGCAGTTACATCTATTGTAATTGTGACAGGAACGAAAGGTTTATCAGGTGCAAGTTTTGATACTATATCGTAATAGTCTTGTGGAAGAAGTAAAACTTTAAGTATCCTTTTCGGATACATATAATTTAAAAAATCTCTATCGTAAAAATAAGAAAGTACAAAAGCATCAGGTATCTTTTTATCAAGTATCGATACTGTAAACTTATACGAAAAATCCATTTTAGTTTTATCTCCTACAAGATTTGTAGCTGTTAAAAAATTCATTTTTTGTGGCATTTAATATCACCCCGCTATCTTCAGAAGTATATACATTGTAATTGAAGTAAAAAACCATATATCTAAAACTTTTATTGTTTTATCTATATATGGTGATTCCATATCTCCTTCAAGTCTTGTCAAAAGATATGCACATACTACTCCAGCATAGAAATAAAATGATATTTTTATTGAGTTCATTACCGTAATTTCAAGGGGGGTAACCGGAGCCAAATTCTCAAACATATTCCCAATCCTCCTTTACATTTTACAGTTTGTAAGCAATCCATTTCTAATCTTTATATCACTTTTAAGAGATTCACTAACAGGAATTATCTTTCCTAATTCCTCTAATACATTGTCTACATCTTTTATACATAACATATCAACTATTTCTCTCATAGCTCCTGCTGTTATTTTTAAACTTCCTTCTTTAAATACTACTTTAGGAATATTATGTATTTTAGATGATAATGTATTATTAGTATTCAGTAAATCCATATTCCTACCTCCTTTTTATATAGTTTAAAGTGATATAATCGTCATATTCGTGTTCCATATGATTTTAAAACTTATTTATAGATTTATAATTTATAGGAGGTTTTAATATGCAAGAAGGTTATAAAGTATTGAATTTTATGTATCCACAGTTATTTGAAAGTGAGTTTATGTTTAATAGAATAGCTTACTATTTAAGAAGTATTCATTTTGATGATTACTTTACATTATGGAATAAACTAGATATAAGAATAGTACATGATATAGAAAATCCTGATTATAAATATCCTTTAGAAGATATTAATAATTATAGAGATAATTGGATACAAATAAATGGAGAAGTAAAAGATGACCATTTCTATATATCACAATACGAACTTATAACTACTATTCTTACTTGGTATATAATGCACTCAAGCAATAATACTTTATTTGCAAGAATATATAAGTTTTATTATAAGTTTAAAAGACAAGATAACTATAAACTTACTAAAGCTGATTATATACTACCAGACAAGTATCATACTATTATATCTAATATACTGGATACATTAGGAATGAATCTTGAAACTTATGTAGAAAAGAAAGTAAGATATCTATTATCTACTACTACAATTTATGATAATAAAAAGTAAATATATACTCCCAATACGGGAGTATATATTTTTAGAAGAAAAATTCTAAATAAGGCTGAATTAAAAATGAAATATTACTATTACATTTTTGACATACTTATCTCAAATAATATCATATATCTTGTTTAATATGGTATTTACATATAGTATTTACATATAGTATTACTACTTATGTAACCAGTATCGTATGGCTCGCCGCAGGCGGAGTAGGCGTAAGCCGTTTCTTTTTGCTACTGCAATATGTTGTTTATAATTTTTTATATTTATTAATAATTCATTTAGGATTACTATTTCTACATATTTAGTAACATTTATATTATATTTTTATTTATTCTTTTGCCTTGGTCGATATTCCCACCGTTGCCATTAGTTCTTGCTCGTTCCTCGGCAACCCCTAACCACCCTCCACTCCTTGCCTTAGGGGCACCGGTCGGGATGGTTTGGGGTTCCGCTCACGCTTCAGCTCCTCGCTCTGCTCGGACAACAACCAACGTCAAGGTTGTTTTTTACACAACAGTGTTTCCACTTTTTTGAAAAAAGTTTTTTTAATAAAAATAAAAAGTATCATAACCTATTAAAATATGAACATTTTCGTATAATTAAGTTTAAAGGAGGATAATTAATATGAAATGTAAGGTAGTTTTAAATATTGATATAATAGGTACTACAAAATATTTAAGTACAGAAGATAAAGGAATATTTATAGCAAATATTGTAGAGGGAGTAGCAAGTCATTATAGAAAGCAAGGTAAGATTGTATCTAGTGAAATAGGAATATATAATGGACATCCTTTTACTAATGATATTACTATTAGAATAAGAACTGAGAATGAAATAATAGTAATAGGAAATCATAATATAGAAAAAGCTGATATTACTTGGGATGCTAATAAGACTATACTTGAGAGATATAAAGCTCATAATGATTTAAGAAATAACGGATATGAGTTATTCGATGTAAATGTACTTATTACTGATATGAGTAAAAGAGAGAATGAACAAGCAATAACTGATAGTGTTATGGTTCTTGATAGCTTGTCTGTACACCCTGAAGGTAATAATGCTAAAGTATATACTTTTGTATTCGACGAGCTTATATATAAGATAGTAATGAAAGACGGTAAACCAGACCACCATATAGAAAGTGCTAAAGATGAAACTTGGGTTAAGAGAATAGCTCAAATAGTTCATTACATAGATAATATTATAAATACATATGAAAAGCATAAATCTGTAGAAGATTACGATAAAGAGATAAAAGAGATATTTGGTGAGATTGTATCTCTTGATAGTTCAGACGGACTATGTATGGTTACTATGTAAATTTTTAAAATTCACTAACAAGATAAATGATAGCATAAACATTTTAAGAAATGGTTATCTTATTACTCATACAGAAATCATATAATACCTTGGGTGTCCCACTTTATTCATTTAGACAAGGAAAGAGAATTACGATAGGGGTAGTTCTCTTTACTTTTCTCTTCTAAGAATCAGAATCGCTTTAAGTAGAAGATTCTTAATTACTTTTTTTGGATATCAAAGTATGATACCCCATGAAGAAACTTAATAAAATTTAATTAATGACTTAGGTGTCCTATTGTGTGGAGCTTCGGCTCCACCCCTCAATTTAACATTTATATGGCTATTAATAGCCATGATAATGATTTTATCAAGGTTCTCTCAGGCGTCCTATTCTTCCACTTGTGAAGAGAGCTTGAACGATTTGGTTCAAATTCAATTACAAGACACATCTCGGGTGGGCTTAATGCCCACCTTAAAATATGCACAACACGTATTTGAAATAATTTCATCCTTTTCGGTTTGAATATTATATCACTCGTACTTAAATTTATGTAGATTATTTCGGGTGTCCTTTTATCACAAGTTATTTAATAATGTACAACATTGGTAGGCGGAAGCCTACCTAAATCTTTTATTATATTATGAGGAACACTTCTTTGAGTTGAAATATCAATATCAATACTTATTGGGTGTCCCACATCTTCTTAAATAACTTTTTGTAAGTCGATAGTATTCTTTTGTATTATCTTCTTTACATAAGTTATCTCCGAAATATTTTGTATTTCTAAATATATGTGTGGGATATCCCACACATATATTTTTATTTTAGTAGTATATTGGTTCTTTAGTAGTTCTACCTTTTCTATTTCCGTTTCTTGATTCTTGCTCTGCTTTCTGTCTTTGTTTCTCCATCATTTCATCTCTAATCTTTATAAATTCTTGATTATGCTGAAGAAGTGCTTCTATCTCACTCATAGGCATTTCTGCTAGAGTTTCATAGGAGTATTTACCTTCTAAGATAATAACGACGTTATGTAAGAAACCTATTTGTTTTCTTCCATCTTGTGAGACAAAGAAAGAATCAATAGCTCTAAACCCTCAACCCTCGAAGTGTTGATAGCTTTACACTTCTCATTAGGACAAGACCAAGCTCCAGTATCAAGCTCTATTCTCTTTCTTATGTATTCCTTTTCTATAGTCTTTTCTATTATATCCATAGTAGACTTTTCAAGTGATAGCATAGTTTCTATCATTAAATCTACACCGTCTTCATCACTATCATAAGAAGCATCTAAAAACTCAGGATTATCCCAATTATCTTCTCCACCTTCAAATGTGAATATATCTACTTTTTCTATATAAGATAAGATTACACAAGCTGATACAGTTTTCATAATCTCATTAGACTCAAGGTTTGCTAAGAAATCGAACTTAGTATCTATAGATTGGAATTTGAATTGTTCAGGTATCATAGATGCAAACGCTTCACAGATATATGTCTTTATAGCTTGTCCTAGTGTACAGTTAGAAAGTAAAGATGGATTAGATAGAGTTACAACAACTCTTGCATCTTTATCTTTAACTTCTATTATCTTATTAGCTAAAGACTTTTCTATACACTTACCAAAGCTATCAGAAGGGTTATATGCTGCTTTCACATCATCAGGTATATCTTGTATAGCCTTTGTAAATAGCTTAGGTATATCAAGCTTTATAGTTCCTTGTGTTCCACATTTCTCACATCTTACACCATAAGGAACTTCTCCTATAGTATTAGCATAAGCCGCTGCTAAATAGATATATCCTAAATCATCATAAGAAATGTAGTTCATCATACCGTCTACAGTTATTTCTTCTCCGTCTGAGCACATAGGAGTTGACCTTTCAAGTATAGCTTCCACTACTCTTTTCTTAGCCATTATATCTTGGCTCATTTGAGTTAAAGTCATAACTTCATTTATTATCATAGGTTGATGAATTTCGAATACTTCAAGCATAAGATTAGAATTAGGTAAGAATACTTCTACCTTATTCCCTCTTTTTTGTCTTGAAAGTAGCTTCTTAGCTTTAGATTCCTTTGCTCTTCTATATGAGTTTAAAGGTTTATCAGCATATTTGATATATACCTTTTTATTAGCATCTAGCATATCATTTAAAGATTTTTCTACTAATTCATCTTCTTCCTCTTTAGTTAAATCTTTTCCGTCTTTATCAATTACTGTAGGATTAGAATTATTAGATTGAACACCAGCAACAGCTGAATCAACTCTTACAGTTTCATCTACCTTTTTAAGTCCACTATTTGCAACTTCTTCATTCATATGAGACATATCAATATTTCCATTTTCATCTACTTTATCTTTCATATCTCCTACAGTTCCAGCTTTCTCATCTGCTATCAAAGCCTTTCCTATAGATAGTAGTTTTAGATAAGGTAACTCATCTATTTCAGCATCAGTATATCCGTGTCTTCTTAGAGCTTCTATAGACGCTATTGCGTCTTTTTCTGTATACTTCATATATAGATTTTCAGCACCTTCAAGTTTCTTATTCATATCAGCTATTTCTTCTTCATTCATAGCTGGTATAATTCCACCACGTTCTGCTTGGTTTGCCACTCTTTGCATATTAGGTATAAACTTAGAAGCATCTTTTGGGTCAAATACTTCCACATCATCTGCATTCTCATTTGCTGGAGCAGTAGGTATAGTTTCAGAACTTCTATTTTCTTCACCAAATACTTCACTTTCTTCTTTAATAGGAGTTATACCTTCTCCCTCTTGTAACTTCTTACCATATTCGGCAAGTGTCATTGTCTTTTCTTCCATTTAATTATTCCTCCTTATTTACTAAAATCTTTTCCATCTATTATATCAACGCCTATCTTTGTATCATAACCGTCATCATATAGTTTTACAACCTCTCCAGTTGCTAGCATTATTTCTATAACTGTAACTGATTGCTCTCCTGTTATATGGTCGGTTGTAGGATACACAGTAGTTGCTGTTATCGCATTATGATTGCAATATAGTGCTATTTGTTTTTTAAGGTCATCGGTTTGCTTCATAAGAGATTTCCCGTTCATTATAAAGTGTCTTCTTCCGTGCAAATTATAACCCATTTCTGGCATCTCAGGTATAGTTCCCGGTACCATTACTATTAAATTTAAAAGAAAATTTATAATGCCACGAATATCCTCGTAGCGTTCATTTTTATTAAACTCAGATAAACTCATAGGAGTTTCTATATATTTAATCAAATCTTTCTGTGGTATTGGAACAGCTTTCATTTCAATGCACCTCCTTTAAAAATACCATTTACCCAGCTGTTTTAAAACATTTCGTTGAGAAATAGGGGTTTTGTCCCGAAAGGAGTTATATATGACTGAGAAACAAAAAGCGTTTTTAGAGCGTAATAAATATAGAAAAAATATAGGAAAATGTGTCATCTGTAAAAAGCCTACTTCTTGGAATGAAGAGAAAGGAAGATATAATAGATTCTGCTCAGATGAATGTGTCAAGAAGTATATAGAGATAAGAAATAAAAGAATGCTTGATAAATATGGAACTACTAATCTTGCTAGTATTCCTGAATTTCAAAAGGATAAACTTATGGCTAATAGAAGTATAGCTAAAACTTATACTTTTAAAGATGGAGGACAGAAGATAGTATTATCAAATATTGAGTACGGAATACTTGAATATCTTGATGATAAAGGATATACTTCAGAAGAAGTAGAAGCACCAGCTTCTGTTGTTATTCCTTATAAGTTTGAAGGTAAGAACTTAAATCATATCCCTGATGTATTTGTGAAACCTTTAAATCTTATAATATCCGGAAAAGACGGACTTGATAATCCTAATATGTCTCCACACTTTATAAAGGATAGAAAGAAGAATATTGCTATATTTAAAGAGATACTTGATAACTGGAATTTTAACTATGTTCAAGTAGAAGGAGAAAAGGAAGTAAAAGCACTGGACTCCACTTTTCTTACTATAGAAAAACTTACAAAGAAAGGAAGAGTTGTGATACCACCAAGAATAGATTTTGCTTTACTTTATGGTGAAGGTTGGTTTAGTGGTCCTAAAGTTGACCCAAAACTTGCTAAGATAGATTTTCCTATGTTTGTACTAGAAAGAGAAGGAGAAAAATATTCCGCTTTTTTAGCAAGAGATTATGTGGGACTTGTATACTACGTTCTTGACAATGGTATAATGTTTGAAATGAATGTATTAGATAGCAAAAGATACAAGACGTTAGAGATATATTATGCTACAGGTGCTAAACTAAACTATGACTTATTTGCTAAAAGAAGTAAAGATGAATCTATGTTTTATATCATATGTAAAGAAATATTAGGAGAAGAATATATTATTGAGCATTCGATAGTTGATTGGGTTAAAGCTTTGGATAGAAAATGTGTACATGAACCTTATCATAAAGCTCATGAAAGAATAGAGCTTGAAGAAAAGGATTTAGATGAACTTATGCAGCATAAAGCGATTGATGAGGTGAAGTTAGATGATATTAAAAGAAATAGCTGAAAGTGAAATATTTAATCCTATAAGAACTAATACTTTATATGGAGAAGCTGCAACTAATAACGGAATGGTTCCAATATATGTAATTCTTACATCAGGTTCTTCTTGGATATCTAAAGTTATTAAAACATTCACACGTTCTAAGTATTCTCACGCTATAGTTGCTATGAACTATTATGAAACTGTATCTGTAGGAAATACAGCTAAAAATAATGGTGTTGCTGTTGAGAGTATATTTGAGTTTCCTGAACACGCAAGAGACCAAGATATGAAGATAACTCGTAGATTTATACCTATAGACACATATGAAAAGATGGTTTACAATATTGAGCAATTTAAGCAAAACTATAAAAAGGTATCTTATTCATTTGGAAAACTTGCGAGATTTGCTCCTTGGATACCTAAGAAAAGAATAACTAAATATGCAAACGAAACTTCTTTTATATGCTCTGAGTTTGTAGCTTTAATACTTTCTAATATAACTGACTTTAATAGCAGACTTAGAACTAATATAGGTAGAGGAACAAGATATATGCTTTCTCCAAAAGAAGTAGGAGAAAGAATTATGTCTACTTTTGAAACTGTATATGAAGGTCCTGTATTTAGTATGCCTATGGACTTACTATATAAAGCAGATGAGAAGTATATTAAAATCAAGAAGAATATATTACAAAAAGTTCTTGAAAAATTAAAGGAAAATAGAAAAGAAGAAAATCACAAACAATATACTGAATCGTATATTCCGTCTGTATGGAATATCCCTTCAACAATAATGTCTGTAAAGTTGAAATGTACGAAAGACTTCGAGAGTGAAGTCTTAAAAGGACTTATCAACATTCCAGATTTTTAATATATATTATATACGTAGACCGAAAGGTAAAATAAAAAATTTTAAGGAGGAACAAAAATGACAGTAAACTTTAAAAATGTCAAACCATCAACAAGAAATGTACAAGGAGTGTTTAGTGAATCAGTTAATGATATTATTGAACATATCAATCCGGGGCAACTAGATATAGGAGTTGTTCCAAAAATTGATACGACAGGAAACGTGTCTGGATTTGAAGTATCTTTACAAAAGATTAAAGAAGAAACTAGAACTTATAGAATCGGTGAAGATACTATAACTTTAAAAGGTACTATTTATGGAATAGCTAAAAACGAAGCTACTGGTAAATATGCCTACACATTCTTTCAACCAAATATGGTAAAGGTTGGAGAAGAACAAAGAAGTCTTTTGAATTTATTTGAAACAGCAAGAGACTTACTTAAAATGGTTAAAGATATGCAATACTGGTCAATACCAGCAAGAACTTTAACTGACGTTGCAAACTCTGGTATGGAAAACCCAGCATACAAGGGATTTGTAGGACAAAACTATGCACTTAGACTTTTAACTGAAGACGCTATGAAATATACAAGAGCGAACTTCTTACAATATATCGATGGGGAAATTGGTATATTCCAAGACTTGATTAATCTTACTAATGGTAAGATTGCAAGTCAAGCTGGTGTAGTTCCTGCAACAACAGCAGCTGATGCTTTCGTTGAAGGTAGTGAAATAGTTGAAACTTTTACTGAAATCAACAAACGTGAAAGTTTCGGTCCAAGACTTACAGCTCATGGTCCAATAAGAAGAGAGGAATTCAAATCTCCTTTTGGAACAGGTAATGCTATAAATAAAGCTGGTGGAGATTCGGTTGAAAAACCAAGTTTCAAAGGTAGCTTAAAGAAAAGATAAGATATTGGGTGAGGTTTATCCTCACCCTTTATTTTTGGTTTTCATATCTGTCACTAACATTTTTTTGAGAAAGAGGTGATAATTTATGAAATTTAACGATAAGGACATAGAAAAGAAAAGTTCAGATATTAATTTGAAAGTCTATGACCCGAAAGAAGCTACAAGAGAAATATATGAATTTTTCGGTGGTAAAAATATTACTAAATCACACTCTCAAGTCTTAAGACTGATAGCTGACTATATGACAAGAAATGCAGATGCTCTTGCTACTCCACTTCTTGAACTTGTTGTGTTCGGAAATGGAGAAAGAAGAAAGTTTATGCAGGCTTATGGAATTGACGAGGGTGAATTTAGAGCATTTGCTCATACACATAGAATACTAAAACTAGGCTGGGATACTCCAAATGACCCGTTATCTTTAGCCTTACTTATATCTTATTTAGAAACTGGAAAAAGAGAGTTTATAGAATTTCTAGGTATTAAATTCTTAACTGGACTTATGTACAAATACTATACTAAAAATGGTAGTTTAAATCCGGGAATAATGAGATTTATAGTATATGGAATGAAAGATAATAAACCGGTAATGTCACAAAAGTATCTTTTAAAATCTGAAGGTTCATCTTTAGGTATGATTAAAGCTATAATGAAAACTGTAACTGATGAATTTATTAAAAATAAATTCAAAAAAGATGAGCTTTTAATAGACGACGTTGTTGTGTATATCTTAATGAGTATAAGAACTCGTGTAAATCACAATATGAGAGGTGTAAGAGATTTATACGACCAATATAAAAATGAAAGATTATATGACCAAAAGGACGTATATGATGAAGAGACTAATATAACTGTAGAGAACGAAACTATAAAACTTGCGTCGCTTAAGGCACAAATTGCTGAAAAGTTATCATTAGGACTTGACGCATCACTCGTTCGTCGTACAAATAATACTATGTATTATGAAGAATTTAAAAAGATATATGAAGAACATTTAAAAGATGTAATTACTTACTGTGAGTATCTAGTCGATTTCTATGGAGAAAAAGCACCTTCATTTTCATTTGAAGCGATGAAGCGTAACTTCGTAGGAATAGTAGCAAAAGCAAAGCATATTGATATGACGTTTCCTGAAGCAATGAAAGCTAAGTATCAAATCAGAGGAAGAGAATTTCCAAGAAGCTTTTTAAAGCTACATATAGTTTTAATATATGATATCATTGTTAAGATGAGTTAGGAGGTTTATAATGGCTGATGCTAAAATAGAAAAATGTAAGAAAAGACTTTTAGACATGTTACTCATAGCTGAAGGTGGAGATACAAAAAAGGCTGCAAATTATAATCATTATAAAGTATTATTTGGAGCTATGGACGATAATGAGTTTAAAGCATTTCTAAAAGAGGGAGTTATGAGAGTGAAGGAACTTCCACTTGAAAAGACTTTTACTTTAGCAAATATTGCAAAGTCTTATAAAGAAGTGCTTGGACGTAATTTAGAGGAAAGGGTTACTATGCCTTTTATGATGAATGACCCAGAAATAGGAGCACCTATTTCAGATAAGAAGCAGATAATACTTCGTGTTCCTGTTATAAAGCTTATGCAAACAGCACAAGGGGAAAACCGTCATTCTGAGGATATAGTAATGAGAGATAAAACTAACCAAGTTGTAAATGGTTCAAAAGGTGCAGGTATCTCAGATAATGAAGTTGCACAACTTCTATCTGGAGGATACGAAAAAGTTATAGAAGAAATGTTTACTTTTAGAGCAGATAATGATATAGCTAAAAAGGAAGCGTATACTAATATAAGAAATACAGGAAGAACTAATATTCCTGAAGCACCTGAAGATGGTAAAGTAGCACTTAAATACATTACGGCTTGTTACTACGGTATGGGTATAGAGCCGGGATTTTTAGATAAAGATTACTAGGAGGTATAATAAAATGGTAGATAATAAAGGTAAACTGAATAAACGGGCGTTCAAAATGTTTATACTATTCACGGGTATAATATTCATAATGAACTTTGCAATGACTTATATGATAGCTTCTCGTGCTGGAAAGAAAGAAGCGACTATTATTAAAGCGGAACTCGAGAATGCAAAATACGAACTTGACGTTGCCGTAAAAGAGAATAAAGAGCTTAAAAAGAAAATAGAAAGTTATGAGAATATGAAAACTACAGCTATAATTAAAAGTGGTAAAGAAATAGAAGAAAAAGAAATAAAGACAGTAGGGAAGCACGAAGAAGTTAAGCAAATATATAAACCAAAAAGAAAAGATGCTTCAGTTAAGAAAGTATTTAATGTAACTCCACTTGGTAATGTATACCATATAAGCTTTCCTACTATGTATTATAGAGATGTAGAAATTGATATAATAAATGGAAAACTTAAAATACCTGAAACTAAATCAGAATATAAAGAAGAAATAGAAAAAGAAGTTGAAAAGAATGAAGCTAGACTTCTGAATAAATACGCTAAATATGATATAATAATAGCTAAAGCTAAATCATATGGAAGAGACGTATCTTATATGACTTATGACTTCTTAGATGATGTATTTGATAAGGCAAGAGAATATAATGTAAATCCTTATGTAGTTTTAGGGATAGTAGCTGGAGAATCAAACTTCTATGCTAGTGCTAAAAATAAGAAATCATCAGCAACAGGTTTAGGACAAATAGTGAGAGGTACAGGAGAGTATATACACGTAAATGTACTCGGTTACAATACTCCGTATAATCATGAAAGATTGAAAGACCCTATGGTTAGTATTGAGTATATGCTAGGGTATTTTAAGTATCTTAAAAAGCACGGAAGCTACGACAGAGCTATGGGAGAGTATTGTGGTTCTCCTAAATATTACGCAAATAATTATAGAACTAAACTTGTAAATAATATGGTAGCTTTAGGACTTTCAAGAAAAGAAGCAAATAATATACTAAAAGGAAAAATAGTTTATAATATGGGGTGAAAACCCCATATTTTTTGTCTTTTGCGAGGAACACGATTTTAGATTAATTTAAAAAGGAGGCAACAAATGGGTTTATATTTAAAAGGAGAGTATGATTTGATACGAGTAAATGCTGATAATATCTCTAAGAATAATACAGAGATATTAAAGTTTATTGAAAGAATTATAAATGTGTGTACTCGAAATATGACTGAAGATTCAACAGACGTACTCACAGATATACTTGTGAATGCTGGGAGTATAGTTACATTGAATTCAAGAAATATGAGTTTTACTTACGATATCAAGGATAGAATCGACAATGTAATAAAAGACGGAGAAGAAGGAGAAGATGAATAAATGGCTATTAAAGAAGATTTTCAAGATATGACAGAAGAAGAAATAAAACAAATGGAAGAAATCGAGATGAAGATTTCAAATCAACTTGACGAGGAGCTTAAGAAATATCAAAAGGTAAGAGATAAAAGAGCTGAGTATAACTTAAATAGAGTTTGCTATCCTACAGGATTTATGACTATTGATTTCTTTTTAGGTAGAAATAATCCTAGTAGAGTAGACAAAGATAAGATTATTAAAAATAGAGGATTAAGAGATGGAGTCTTATTTACTATAGGTGGAACTACACATAAAGGTAAATCAGTATTTGCTATGAATATTGCAGGTAATATTGTACGTCCATTTATACAAAAAGGTATGCCATCTTGGATAGAATACTTCACTCCTGAAGAAGGTTTAGAAGCTGACTGGATGCAAGTATGTTGCGGGTTAGGAAACGATGCTATTCGTAATAATCTCATAAGAATAACTCATAGACATAAAAAGCATACTTCAATAGAGGGACTATTTAAGTTAGTTATGGACTTATATAAACTTAAAACAGAAGCTCCTGATAAATTTATGTATGATACTATAAATATGGACGGAGAACCTACAAAGAAGTACGTTCCTACAGTTCTTGTAGTTGACTCATGGACACAGCTTAGAAGTACACAACTTGATATAACTGATGAAGCTTCTAATACTTTCCACGCAAGAAGAAATAACTTCAACGGAATGTATTTAGAACAAATGAGACCATTTATGCTAGAAGCGAATATTATGCTATTTGCTATAGTACACGTTGGTGAAAAGATAGGAATGGACGTAACTTATTCTCAAAAGTCTTATGCTGTACTTGATAAGAAAGTCAATATATCAGGTGGAAAACAACTTGAGTTTGAAACTGAATTTGGTGTAATACTTAATAAGTATAAGTATGATAGTGCTGCAAGACTTGAGGAAGAATTAGGACTTAAAGTGCCTGACTCTAAGACAGTTGAGTGTAATGTGTATAAATCAAGATTTGCTATGCACGATGCTACAACTAGATTTTGTATAGTTGCTGACCCAATATATGGATTTAATCCACTTATGTCAACTATCGTAGATATGATGACAACCCATTCGGTATTGGAAGAAGCTGGCTCTTACAAGTATTTAAAAGGAGATAAAGAGAATAAATTTTATAGAAAAGACTTCTTCCCTAAGTTTATGGAAGATGAAGCCTTTAGAAGAAAAGTATTTGAAGTATACGCTAAGAACTTTGAAAAGTATACAAGACATGTAGATAACCTTGCTGAAGTCACAAAAATGAGAAATATGTTAGATGAGATATTTTAAGGGGGTTATATAAATGAGATTACATAAACTTACTAAAAGGGATTTAGTATCCCTTTTTCTTGTACTAGGAATATTCGCAGTAATAGGTATAGCAATTTTAAAGATTAATATGTCTATCATAAGACCTAAGCCACCAGTTGTTAAAACCGTAGATGAATATGTAGATGAGCTTACAGTTTATTATATTAATAAATATCATAAAGATGTGAAAGTTTTAGAAGTATCTATGAGAGATATATCTAATATACGTTTATATAAGGAAACTAAAGCTAAAGGAATCTATTCTGAAAATGAATACAGATTTACTGTACTATTTGAAATACAAGATAACTATAAATCTACAATAGAAGTTATAGTATACAAAGGTGATAGATTTATAGAAATACGAAAATAGACGTTTTTTTTTTTCAATTATATATAATAAATGTAAGAGATGAGAGTAAACTTAAGAAGGCTTAAGAACTCGCTGTCTTAATTTAAAATACCTGAGGAGGTAATAGATATGGCAATATTAAGAATTGAATTAACTAAAGAAATGGCAAGACGTATTTTTAGAGAAAGAACTAGATTAGGGCTTTCTCAAGGTGAATTAGCTGATATGTCTGGGGAAACTTATATGCAAATACACAAATATGAGAACTGTGTATTTAAAAAGATAAAGGTCTCTAGTCTATCTAATCTAGCTAGAGCATTAAAGGTAGATATTCGCTACCTATTATGCGAAGACCTTGTCGACTACATATCAGAAATAAATTCAGAGATAGTTAATCTATCTCAAAATGACTTGATAAAGGTTTACAACCTAATTAAGAAATTCAAGTCATTAAAAGGATTGGTGTAGCACTTACACCTTTCTTTTTTGTATACATATATAATATAGGTAAGCAACGGAAATATCCGAAAGCAAAATAAAATTTATGGAGGTATTTATTATGAAAAAGTTAGTAAAGGTTTTAATGGTTATGGTTTTAGGTTTTATGTTTATGGGTTGTGATTCTTATTGTGCTGGTAGAAAGAATCAAGACGTAGGCTATGTTAATAACGTAGATTACAGTTATTTATCTAGTCCTGAATATCTTAATTACGTTAAGTATTATATAAACGATACTGAAGCGTGGGACGTTAGAGATTTCAATGAGTTCGATTTATCTATAGCTAATAAGGTATTACAATCTACATACAAAGGTTATAGTATTGGTGACACTGTAGCTAGAGTAGATAAGTATGCTGATAGCATTGGAGTTAGAAGACACTATGTCTATATGATATACTTCAATGACTATTCTGGACAAGTAATGATAACTTGGGATAGAATGGCTATATTTGTTCCGTTTACTATTCAAGGTGATGATAAGATATTAATATTAGGACAATCTAAAGATTTCTTACAACATATTGCATCTATCAAAAACGGAATAGAAAGAACATATGGTCCACAAGAAGCTATTCAATGGTATAATAACCAAATCAAAAGAGTGGACCACGTTGTAACTTCAGTTCAATATCAAAGCCAAAATTTTACAGACTTTGCAAAAAGAGCTAGAGAATTAACTGGAAACTAATAAAAATACTGAGGGTGGTTAAACCCACCCTTTATTTTTTATCTATATATTATATATGTAGACACAAGATGTGTTAATTTAAGTTTAAAGGAGGAAAGGAAATGAAAGAATTAAAGACAACTCTATACAAGGATATTCCTGAATGGAATGAAATGCTTGATAGGTTTAATGGAAAAGGAAATATAATACCTCATGAGGGTATGGTTTCTAAAAATAGAGGTAATATGTTCTCAAATGCCTCAAATCAATATCGTCCGATAGAGAACGGTGAAGTACCGATAGTAGATACAGTGTATTCATATGATATTCTTAAATCTACTAAGAATATATTTGCAGAGAATACCTATACACTTTGTAAAGCTATTCCAAAGTATATAAATGGGGAGTATTGTGGTGTGACTTCATATATTCTATATGATAAAGAAAACGATGAGTTTAACTACATAGAGTTCCACGGGTATGAAGAAACTGGAGCTGGATATGGCGTCAAGATGATAGATGATTTATCTTCGTATAAAGAAGGCGATGAAATTCAAAAAGATGAATCTATCATACGTACTAATTCATATGGAGAAGATATGGAATATAAGTGGGGAGTAAATGCTTTATCTGTACTTTCTATTGATGTCAAATCTATCGAAGATGCTGGTTTAATTTCTACGAGCCTAGCTGAAAGATTTGCGGGTTGGAAGTATCAAGTTACAGAGGAGATAATAGATGTCGATAACGATATTCTAAAGAATTTATATGGAACTGATGAGATATACAGACCTTTCCCGCTTGTAGGAGAAGATATACAAAATGATTTGCTCCTAGCTATAGCTAAGCAAAAGGGAGAATATCAAAGAGTAAAACTTGCAAGTGGAATGGACTCAGTTAATAAGAATGACAAAAGAGTTTATGCGAGAGGTAAAGTAGTTGACATAACTTGTAGACAAAAGCTTGGAGAACAATGCCAAAATACATATCTTGCTGGACTTATAGAAGCTACTAGAAAGTATGAAAGAGAAGTATTAGATTCTTTAAAAGAATTCTATGAGAATGATGAATATTCTGAATCTAAATTCTCATATGATTTTATAGATAAGTATAACTTCTTAAGAACCATCTATGACAAAGAAGGTGGTTTTAAGTATAAGAAAATACTTTCAAAGAAAGCGATAGTTCTAAAGATTACAACTGTAGATAGAGAAGTTCCTATAAATGGACAAAAGATTACAGGAAGATGTGGGAATAAGTTTACAGTTTCTAATGTATTTAACACTGGTAAATATTACACAAAAGAATACGGAAATCTCGAATATCTTGGAAACTGTCTAGCTCTATTTAATCGTGCTATTATGGAAGTTCCGATGGAGATGTTTCAAACTTATATCACAATGGTAATAGAAAGATTTATAAAAGAAAAGCTAAAGCCATTAGATGAAATGAAAATTCATATCTTAAAGATACTATCTATAATGGATAAGAAGATGTATGAAGCTTATAAATATGAGTTTGATAATGGTGGATTTGAAGATTTTATAAAAGACCCACAAATTCGTTGGTATCAGTCTACCTATCATAGTGGAACAACAATAGGCACTTGCTATGAAGCTCGTAATTATATGAACTCTGTAGGACTTGATGTAAAAAGAACGAAAGTCTATATGAATACAGAACATGGAGAAATGTGTTTAGGAGAAGCATTTGTATCTAAGCTTTTTGTAACGCCTTTAAAGCAAGTTGCTGAAACTCAGCTATCTTTAAGAGCAAAAGGAAGTTTTGACTCTCGTGGTATAATATTAAGAACTGGTGAAAGCAGAATAAGAAATACACCAGTTAGAAAATCATCACTTGTTGCTGATGTTCAAGTGAACTCACTACACCCTGATGATTTGAAATACATAAATTCTATGACAGAGCAAGAAAGTATACAAAATGTAAATGCCTTATTTATGGCGATGGGTGTTAAGTTAAATAACCCTAACTTTGACGGTGAAGAATAAGATATTTCGCCTATATATTATATATGTAGGCGAAAGTCATAATAAAATTTTAAGGAGGAATCAAAATGACAATTAGAATGACTAAGAAAAATTCTGAGATTGCAAAAGGAGCTGGAACAGCTGCTCGTGAAGCTGTTAAAGATGCGAAAGCGTTAGAAGAAAAGAAACAAAAGGAATTACAAGAAAGAGAAAATGAAATACTTTTTGAAAATAAAAAACCAAAAAGTAATGATGCTGAAAGAACTATCAGAAAGCAAAAGGATAACTTTGGTGAGCTAACTTCTTTAGTTGTATTACCGAGTGTTGATAGTGGTAAAGCTGTTCGTCTTATACCGGAACAAGATTTGAAAGATGTTGTGTGGAACAATTCATCTCATCTCGTATTAGAAAGCAAATACAAAGATTTTGATGTGAGAAAGGTATGCTTTGGATGGGTAGCTTATAAAGATGCTCTATATCCAAGTTACGATTTATCAGTTTACAGTAAAGACGGTAAGCATTATGCTAAATCTAATACCGAAGAAGGTATCGCTATTCCCATAGAAGAACTTAGCTCAGTTCAGATACATTCAAATAAGATGGGAATAACATATCCTGATGAATTTGATATATCTAACATGCTTTCTTGGAATGGTGTAAATATAGTTCCGGGAAATGGTTTAAAGTTCGTATCAGATTTAATACATCACAATGTGGTAGATTTAACTAATCTAAAACTATCAAGAGACTATACAAGTAGTAATAAGATATCATCATATGTTATATATAATATTGCTTCTGGTAACGATATATCAGAATACAGATTATCTGAGCTTATGGGAGTTTCTGACATATTTGGTGGCGATATTGATGAATATGTAGAATTTAACTATGTATTCACAGAAGGCGATATGGACCCTATGAACTTCAACTACATAAAAGAAGCAATAGGTGGACAAACTTTCTATGTTCCGAGAGAAATGGTTTCTCAAGCAAAAGCAATATGTAATGCTATAGAAAGTGATAGTGTAACACTTTCTCAACTTAAGAAACTGTCTCATATTCTAAAGGTTAAATTTACGGTAGTACCTGAAGAATATGTATCAGGAACAGCTCTTATTAAATTACCTAAAGTAAATGACGGTAATAAAGAAAGATATGAAGCTACAGATATGACACAAAATGAATACAAGCTTCTATCTGAAGGCGGAATGGAAGTACCTATAGGTGCTTATGGTTTTGCTGAACTATATGCAGCATTTGAATCTGGTAACTACGAATCTAAAGATGTACAATACTTAGTAGATTTATTAAGAAGATATACAGCTTTAGATGAAAATAATAATAAATAAATCACAAATTTTAAGGAGGAATAAAAATGGCAGGAAGAAATTTAAAGAAAGAAGCGGAACAATGGGTAGCAGAACAACTTGAAGGTGGTTTAACTTGGACAGATAATAACCAATTAAGTTATCTTATTACAGGTTTAATTCAAGGCGGAGCAGTACTTCATGCTGAAGCAAAGGATATAGATTCAACTATATCATTACAATTCAAAAACGTAAATGGTATTCCAAGTATCAAAAGATACAACGTTCAAGATGAAATGAGAATACCAGAAAATATTAAACTGATTATAGCCCAATTCAAAGGAGCTACTTCAAAAGATTACATTGATAGTCTTTTGTATGACTTGATGCTTATTGAAAATAAGCTAATGGAAGCGATAGGACTTTGTATAGAATCTGGAGAAAATGCAGATTTCTTACAATCTGAAGGAGTAACTTACAGATTATATACAGACCTTGCAAAACAAGAGGCTGCGATAGGTCCTTTAAGAATTGCAGCTTTCGTTGTAACTGATGAACATGGTGAGCCAACTGTGGTTTATAAGTATTCAACTGACAACTCAGTTAATATGGCATTCAAATCTGACGTTGAACACACATCAGTATTATAATAAGATTGGCGAGTTAAGCTCGCCTTTCTTTTTTAGAAAGGAGCTTATATGAAGTTTAATAATAGAATAAGAGAAAAACTTTCAATAAATTCTATAAATCCTATGGTTGTAGATAAAGAAAGAAGAGAACTTAAAACTATAGTAGTTGACATATTAAAGACTGTAACTGGTGTAAGACTTTATGGTTACAGAATGCTTCCTGTAAATTTAGAAGAAGATTTTAGAATGACAAATGTTGACTATATGCACAAGACAAAGACAAAGGAAGATATATACATAGATATGTCAGATGATGTTATATCTTGTATGGAATGCTGGTTCTTATTATCTGAAGATAAAGTGTCAGATAATACCATAGGTCCGGGTAAAGCAAATACGAGAAGAGAACTTCTAAGTTTACCTAAACTTGAATGGTATGATGAGCATTTAAAACAAGAGATACTTACATATGATTTGAATATGATGAGTGCTGAAGAAGAACCACAATCACTTTTTATAAGAGTGAATTTGTACATTCCGAGACTTATAAATAACGTTATAAGACTTAACGGAAATCATTATTTCAATAAGTTTCATATACAAGATAGTATATCTCTTACAAAAGAAGGAAAGCTTAAATGTCAGCATCCAAGCTATGTGAGTTATCTATCTGTAGATAAATCACCAAATACTGGAGAGCCCATATTTATAACTAATATATTCTCAAGTAACTATAATCCTTTACTATTCTTAGGAAGAAATCCAGAACTTACCAAAAAAGATGTAGAAAAGATACTAGATATAGAAGATGAAGATAGGAAGGCTGAATTTGCTCAAATCCTAGAAAATACTATAGAAGATTTAGACCACTGGGATTTAGAAGATATGGATGTTGAAAATGTAAGAGATAGCATTCCGCCTACAGATGTAGTTGATAGTTTATATAGATATATAATAGCTACAACTTATGGTGGCACTGAAGAAGTAATATCACTTCATACATCTTTAAGAGGTAAACTTAGAATGGAGATTAAAAAGGGACTTAAGATTGCGGGTAAGAAAGCGAAAAAGCAAAACTTGAATACTTATAAATCTAAGATAAATGTAGACCCAAGAACTGTGTGTACTATTATTAAGAATAATAATCAGTATGCTATTACTAAATCTGCAAACGAAGTTGATGTATATAACTTCTTTGGATATATCTCAAATATAGAAGATGATGCTGAGATAACTCGTGATAGAAGTTTTAGAATGGACCAGCTAGGTATAATAGACCCAATAGGAACTTCAACTTCAGATAACGTAGGACTTGCTGGACTTCTTGCGTTTTCTATACCAGATGTACATTTATCTCATAAGGAAGGTAAGTAGCTATGTATAGAGACTTTATGATATTTGCACTTGGTATACTTACCTCATTTATGCTTATTATCATATTTGGAGAAATTCATGATAGATATGGTAATACACCTAGTAATAAAGAAAAGAGAAAATATATAGAAGATAGAATGAAAGATGTTTGTGACGCTTTAAAGATAGCATCTTCGGAAGTAATAATTACAGGACATTATTCCATTATTGATAACTATTATGAATATGTAAAGTTGCAACTCGAATGGTTAAATTCTGAAGATGTTATGCGTCACGGAAATGTAGAAGATGTAATGAGGCTAAGACGTAGCTGTCTTGACTTACTTGCTAGTAATAGAAATCGTTCATTGAAAAGTGTAGTTTTAGAAGATATAGATGATATTACGTGGGAAACGAATAGACTATCTTCCACATACGATTATAAGATAAAGTTCTATACAAAGGCTTATAGAATTTATATATCGTGGCTTAATAGTAATGACCTTCTATGTGAAAGTGCTAGTGAAAGAGAACTGTATAAAGCTAAGTTAGAAAAAGCTATTTTACATTTACAAAGTATAAGATGATAGGAGGATATAATGCTAAATGAATTAAAAGATGAAATACTTGATAAACTTGTAGGAGAATCAAAAGAAATAATAATAGAAAAAGATGGTACGGTGAGATTTCTTTTCTACGATGTGAAAAAGAAAGAAAAATTTGATGCTGAATATTGGAGTAAGATTCTGACTTCCGAACACCGTCAATTAAAACCTATGCCAAATATACCTATAGAGGATGTGCGGGAAACTGCCATTCTCGATAATGTAGGAGATGTTGAAGGATATAAGTTTCAAGAATCTGATAAAGAGTTTCTAAATACACTTTCTAAAGAAGCCTTAATTTCAGCTGTAATAAATAGAGATAATATTATAGAAAATATTAAAGATAATTTAGAAAAGCATATAGGTAGATATTCTTCATTGATGTCAGCGTTATCTGTACAAACCGACGATAATGATACTAGAAATGAGCTGAATCATTTGAGTGGAGAAATTAAGAACTATGACTTTAAAGAATGGAAGGGGATAAAGAAACATGACTAAAGAAAAAAGAGAAGCCATAATAGAAGCTATGAGAATGAATACTGTTAAATTAACTCAAGATACAAACGAAGTTATAATTCCGTATCTTGAAAAGCAAGAAAATGGAGAAACTGAATTTATAGTATCTATAGATGAATACAACTCAATACTTATGGATTATAAGTATGGTAAAGGAAGTGAGTATTAATGCCACTAAGAATAATATCATCAACTATAGGAATTATATCCATAGCTATGAGTATTTATACTCTTATAAGAGTGTATCTTCAGAAAAAGCGTACACAAAATACTATAGATAATATGGATAAGGTAATCGCTGAAATAGAAGAAGATAAGGCTAAATTGGCTGATATGTATAAAGCATACGCTGATTTAGAAAAACTCATGGAAGAGTTATCAGTCATTGAAGATGTCAACCCATGTATCTTAGATGATGTGCATAACTTTAAAAACGGTACACCTTTAAAGTTTCATAAAAGTAATGATGAGCTTTTACATGCAGTTATAGATTACTGCTTTACCGATATAAAAGATGATAGTAAACTTGATAAATATGCTAAGGAAATAAAGCTATATGAAGAAACTAATGTACAACCAGTATGGGTAAAACTTAATACAGATATGAAGAATTATCACAATGGAAAGCCTTTAGAATATTATAAAGATGAAAAGGAATTATTAAACGCCGTGACTTTGTATTATACTGGTAATATTAAGGAGGAAGAAAAATGACATACATGGAAGGACTAAAAAGTGGTCTTATGAGTTTATTAGGAATGGCAATGCTATGGTTTTTACTGATAAAACCAATTCTTGATAACTATTCTAAAAAGGAAAGAAGAAAAGAAAGAATGTTTGAAGGTTATGCTATATATGATGAGATGAGAGACCTCGTTTCAAATATAAGACTTGATAGTGGAACTGAAACTGAAATATCAAAAATTAGAAACAAACTTAAGTTCTATGAGAATTGGCTTAAATCACCAGAAGCATTCTTTCTAGTTAGAAAAGAAAGATTAAAATGGATAAAAAGTATTAGATTTGCATTAGGAAAATAAGGAGGAATATATGACAACAAATACTGATATAATAGTGTATCTAGGAGTAGTCGCTACATTCGCAGTAATAATATCTCTTATGCTTATATCTCTTATAAAGGCTAGATACAAAAATATAAGAGACGATAAAAATAAAGCAAAATACATTCAAGATAGAATGGCTGACATTTACAAGACATTGTCATCTGTAGATTATAATAAATTGTGTGATAGTGAAAGGGCTGAATATAGGTCTTATATGGAAACACAGAAAGAATGGATAGAAAGCGAACGTTCTATGAAGTATGGAGATGCAGACGAACTACTTACTTTAAAATTCTTCATACTATCTAATTATTCTAAAGCCAATAATAAAGACTTAACTCTTACTGCACTTGACGATATAAATAGATATTTAGAGAAACTGTCAACTAAAATCATATACGATGAATATGAGAAGAAGTTTGCTATCAAAGCTTTAGATAAATATATGACTTGGCTTAAAGTTGTAGACGATATACCTGAGAGCAAAAGAGTATGTCTTATGGGGAAACTAGAGGACAAGATAGATAATTTAAGAAATCTATCAGCGTACTATATATAAATTAATATGGGGAGAAATCCCCATATTCTTTTTTTTTTTGTAATTTTTCACAAACACCCCACTAGAGAATAAAGTATAAAGGAGAACATATTATGGTTAAACTTAAAAGAGTAATACTTGTTAATTTTAATCGTTTTGTAAAAGGGACAAAAAGAACTAAAATAGATATAGAATTCCCACAAGATTATCATACTATTATGATAGTAGGGGATAATGGAACTGGAAAATCAACACTCGCATCTGAACTTAATTTACTTCCGTCGATTTCCGACGGATACGATATTGTACCTTACGAAACTGGTGAAAAAATTGTATATTTTACATATAATAACGAAGATTATAAAGTTCATTATATTTATAAACCTAATGGAGAGACACATTCTTGTATTGCTGACCTTGCTAAAATAGAAAATGGAAAGCAAGTTCAGATAGTTGAGAGCTCATCGGTTAATGAGGTTAAAGCGAGAATTAAGCAAATGATAGGACTTGATACTAAACTTATGAAACTTGCATATCTTAATTCAGAAGATAGAGGTATAGTAAATATGAAATCTGGAGCAAGAAGAGATTTTATGCAATCTATATCACCAATAGGAGACACAAAGGAACTTGTAAAAGTTATATCAGAGAAATACATTCATGCTAAAAAGACAAGAGAAGCAAAAGAGAAGGAACTTGCAAATCTTCCAAGTTCTGAAAGTTTACTTATGGACAAATCAAATACTATGGCTGAGATAGCTCGGCTTAAGAATTTAGAAAATAAAGTAAAAGATGAGAATGTCTGTATGTCTGACGAAGAAGTATTAAAGCTTAAGTTGCAAGTAGAAAAACTAGATAAAGATTCCGATATAATAACTAAGATAAGAGACATAATAGATGAATACAAGATACTTACGACTCTTGGAGATTATATTCTTGCTAGAAGAAATGAGAAGTCAAAACTTCAAGGAGCTTTAGAGCTTCTATCTAAGAATATAGTAGATGCTAACTTAAGACTTGCTGAGAGTCAAATAGCATCAGAAATAGATGTAGATATAATAAAGAAAGAACTCGATAACCACGAGTATCTATCTATTAATAATAAAAGACATTTTACTACAAATGATAAACTATCTTCATTTATACTAGGCTATAATCAAATTAAAGAGTTTCTAAGTAACATAGAAGACGTTTCTAATTTTGTAGATATGAAAGATGTCTATAATGAAGTACAAACAAGTGTAGCACCCATTAAAGCTCTATATAGTGAATTAGAAAATAAGATAGAAAGACTGGAAAGACTAAGAGAAGAAAAATATGTAGCTGATAATCTAGTCTCTCCACCTGATAGCTGTAAAGATGAAACTTGTCTTTTAAGAAAAGAGTTTATAAATATGAGAGCAAGACTTGAAGAATATGAAGCTATAGTAAAGGATATACAAGATAGTAAAGAAAGATTATCAGAAGTTAAGATAAAGCTTGATAGGTATGATACACAAGTAAATGCACTATATAATATGAAACTTGTGTATTCTATAATAGAAAATAATGATACTTTATCTATACTTGGAGATTTTCTAAAATCAAAAGACAACTTCAGAAGATACTTACTTGATGGTAATGCTTTTTCTTTTGATGGTGTTGTCGAAGATATAATATATGTATCAAGAGTTGCTATATCTTATTTTGAAAAGAAGCAAGAATATGATAAAGCTATCAATAGAGATATAGTTGTAATTAAAGCAAATCTTGATACTTGGAACGTAGAATATAAGGAAACTTTAGCTAAGATAGAAAAGGTAAATGAAAAGATACCAAGAGTATCACAAGATATAGAAACTTCTAGGTATTTCAATATGTCTTTAAATGATATAGAGGAAATACAACTTACTATGATAGAAGATAGCGTATCTATAAGAAATATCATAGCTAAAGATAAAGCAAAAAGAATAGAACAAGCTGAGACTCAAGAGAAACTTAAAAGAGTTGAAGAAAATATAAAAGAACTTGAAGAAAGTTTAAAGAAAATAGATTTCAATATATCTTTAAGGGAATATGTAGAAGATGAACTCAAAAAAGCCACGATAGATGAAAAGGATAGTGAAAAGATAAGAGAAACTTTAACTAAGCACCTACCAGTTAAGGTTATGCGAAGAATAGTTCTAAACCTAAAGGAAATAACTAATAACTTCTTAGAGCTTACAGATATTCCTTATAGAGTTCACGATTTTACTATAACTGAAAAAGATTTTATAATAAAGGTTCAAAAAGATGAATTTGTATCAGACGATATATCTAAGATGAGTGATGGTGAAAAGGCTATTATGGCTCTTGCTACAACTCTTGCTTTAAATAGCGTTATGATACCAAATTATAATGTCTTTATACTTGATGAAATGGATGCAACTCTGTCTAAAGAAAATAAAAGAAAATTTTTAGATATAATAGTTAATTTCGCATCAGTTAAAGATTTACAAGTATTTGCTATATCACATAACGAATACTATTCTGCAACAGAGGCTGACAGCATAGGAGTTATAGAGATGACTTCTGTGGGAGATTTAAAGGTTATACCTTATTTAAGTTATATATAATATATGTAAGGACAATATAGTCTAAATTTAAAAGGAGGATATTATGAGTAATAATGTTTATGCTAAATTTTTGGAAAATGGAAAGGATATTATATTTCACATAGGTAATACACCTCTTCGTTTCAAAAGAGCAAGAAGCAATGGGGGAATGACATCTCCCACTGCGGTATCCGTTGTCAATGCTCTAAATAGAATGCTTACTTGGGTTAAGCAAAATAGAGCACCATATGAGTCTGAAACTGATACGGACTACAGATACATAATAGGACATTTATTTGAACTAGCAAAGTCTTTACAGACTGATACAATTCAGAGAAGGTGTTCTCATATGCTTGAAAACTCGAAAGAGTTATACGGAGAGAAACTATCAGCACACGCTGTTAAAAAGAAATATTTTACGAACGTTTTAAATAAGTTCGCAAAAGATGAAAGAATAATAGATATTATTGATAGATACACACATACCGTAGCTGTCGATAATATACAAGGTGGAGACCAAGAAGAAGCAAGACTTGCAAGTTATGATATATATACATTTTCTATGCTATTTACATTCTCTAGGATATTTTATATATCTTATCTTACAGTAATGGATGCAGGAGATTACGTATCTATGATTTCAGATGTAATATTTGATACATCTCAAGGAATGGAAGAGTTTCCGAATGGTCTTTCTGATATAATACTTAGAAATACAATAATGAAGTATTACCCGGAATCTATAGGAGCGATAAGAAAGAACTTCTTTGATAAAGTAGCATTTGACTACTTATCTCCATATATAGATTCTAAGAAATTGTCTGATAAGACAATAATAGATAAGTTTGGTATAGTAGGAGTTAATATGCCTTATCTATATCAAAAAGTAATCTATGAAATGTTTAATGGAATACATAGAATTGTGCCATCTCTTTCAATAGAAGCACAGAAAGCTTCTCGTCTTGCGAGAAAAGATGATGAAGATAAAAATGATGAAAGAGATGATTTTGATGTGGATTCTGATATGGACCCAGCTGAAAGAAAGTTCTATTTCATGAAGATAGCAAAATACTTATCAGCAACTCTAAATCAAATTTTGCAAAATACATTAACTAACTTTAAACCTAGTTATTCTATGAGAGTAGAAGGAGCTGATTTGAATGCAGAAAAAGATGTATTTGATGCTCGTATAAATGAGAATAAGGAGAACTATGAATACATGATAAGTATAAGAGATGAAGCTGTAAAAGAAGCTGTATCTCTTACAGATAATGGAACTATCGCTATGAGTCGTAACTTTCATATTCAAAAGCACAACTTAGGTAAGTTTTTAATATCCTTATATCTTAATATGAGGTACTCTATATCAGAGCCTGTTAATATTATGACTATGAGTGATTATAAAGCTATGGTAATTCACATATTCGATTTGATACATAAAGATTACGAAAACTTAGCTCTTGCATTATTTGGTAAGGTTTACTCATCTGTAAATAATGCTCAAGTTACACTTGCTGATTTTGGTGGAAGCATACCTACATTTATAGCAGCAAATGTAGATGGCTGTCTATCTTCTATAACTCATATAGTTGAAAAGAAGTATCTATATGAGCTTAAAGTGAAGGTAGGGAATACTATGCAAAATAAATCTAAGCCTGTTGAGATAAGAGATGAGTTTATAGATTTCTTAAGTAACGCTCATAAGTATTTTAAACCAAAACCTACAATATCAGAAAGCTTAGATTTTTCAAGTGAGAATTATGATGAAGATTGGTCATCATTTGATATTAATAAATATTTTTAAAAGGAGATAACAAAATGAGAAAATACAAAGTACATAAGTTTGAAATATACACAGCAGTAGCACACAAAAATGATACGGAGTTCTTTAAAAGTATGTACACATCTATATTTGGAAAGACAATGGCTGAGTGTGTACTAGAGGTTTATAATATTAAAGAAATAGATATTCGTGTCATAAGAAAAGTTTATACAGATGAAAATAATGAGGTTTACCATACTAAAGATTATATATTCACAGGACTTAAAGATAAAAATACCACTCTCACATATAAAGGCTCATATATACAGTCTAAGGATAAGCTAGATTTATCTAAATGCTATGCGGTAGATAATATACTTATGCCTGTATATTATGACTATATGAGAAATCCTAAAAAGTATAGTATGAAAGAATGGTCAAAAAGGATAGGTAAAATAAAAGATGACTATACAGATGCACTTATTTGGGAAGAGATTAAGGAGTGTTGTAGCTCTTCCCTTGTGAACGATATGTTCGATAATCCTAATCTTCTCGACGTTATAATGCTAGAGTATACAGCTGATGATATATCAAAACTTGTAGGAACTAATATAATGAAAGATATTGGAGCTACAGACAAAAACTGTATGTACCTAAACTTTAGAACTTGTACAGATGGTGAAACTTCTGTAACTTCAAGAGGTTTATCAATTACGGACGCTTACTATGATACAGCACTCGAGTATGTAAATACTAAAGTAAATCCGGTTTTAGATAAGTTTAGTATTCCAAGATATATGCACGAATGTGATGCTTGGCTGAAACTTATTCGTATAGTGAGAGAAGAGATATATCCTATAAAGGATAAGCTTAACATAGAAGGAAAATTAAATAAAGGAATTTATGTGTCATCTTTACTTGAGAGTAAAGTTATAACTGATGATATTAAGAAAAGGATTCTAAAGAATATAGAAGACACTGAAGTTTATATGAGAAATTTAATAGATAGTAACCAAATATTTAATTAATAAATTTTAAGGAGGAAATGTTATGGAAATAGTAGTTAATACACTAATTTTAGCAAATGTGAGTGAAAAGTTAAGGGAATTTTTGAAAGATGATAAGAATGAGGAAAAGCTTAAAACTGCATATAAAAGAGAGGTAGAATATCAAAGAAAGATATATTCTACAGGAAGTAAAGCGTTCTACGACGCAAACATAGATAACGATATGGTAATTCTTGCTGTATCTTATCTTGAACTTAATAAAGAAGATAAAACTATAGCAACTAGCAATTTTTATGCTATAAGCTATCTTGACAAAAATGGAGAACTTATAAAAGACGACGAAGGACTTTACCATATCATAGAAATAAGGGACTTTGGAGAAATTATAGATATGAAAGGATACGATAAATGGAGACATACTATAAATCCTGAAAGTGATGACGACCAATACAAATTTGTATTAGGTTCGTTCTTTTACGCTTGCATAAAAGACTTACTTGAAGGTACTGAAATGAAGGATATGTACACTTATTCTGATTTCGTAAAAAGGTATAATATAGAAAGAGATGTAGCTACTCGTATGGAAAAAGATTTATCTTCTAAAACTATGAGGGATATATTTGCAAAGCTTGTGGATTTAAGAGACAAGAGAAATAAATACTCTTATGTCTTTGATATATTTACTGTACCTTTAGATGAATGGGTAGAAGCTGCAACTGCGAAGAAAGAAGAGCTTTTATCTGAAAAATATAGAGATTACTATGTTACAGTATCTATAACAAATGACGGCGTTCATAACTCATCTCTTGCTATGGGTATAGATAGAAAGAATAAAGAAATAGCTGAGAAGAATCCAGAAATAAATGATATAGTAAAAAGATACAGTTTAGAGTTCTTTGAATACTTTTTGAAATTCGAATGTATGGACGGTATATTTACAGACTTTGCAGATATTGCTTGGAAATATCAAGATAAGCTAAGAAAAGGTAGTACAGATATAAGACACGATACTCCAGATAAAGGTAAAACTAACTTTAACGATAAGTGTTTTGCTTATGAAGGTAATCTATCTGTAAATTCAAATAATATAGAAGACATCTATAAGATAGTGACTGAAGATGAGAAAAGAAGACTAGATTCTGATATAGAGCTTATTAAATCTATATTTGATATGAGAAAGGCTGGTGTATGCTAATGATACTATTTAAAATATTACATTACTTTGCTCTTATTATAGGAATTATATTTACTCTTGTTATGATGATAGATTACTTCATGGTACATCTTAATTCAAAAAAGGAGAAGAGTACATTTACAATAAACTTAGAATTCTTTATACTTACTTGTATGTGGTACTTTATGGTATACACAATAATTAAGTATTTAGCTGAGCTTATTTAAAGGGAGATACTATGAAACCTAAAGAAAAATTGGTATCTATCCTTATGAATAAATTTAATGCAAGAAGACAATCAAATGGTGTATGGTACACCATTTCTTGTCCTTTTTGTGGAGATAGTCCAAACCCACATACAAGACACTGTAATATAAGAGTTTCTAAAAATGATGATGCTTTGATAGTTCATTGCTTTCAACTTAAGTGTACAGCTTCTGGTATTATGAATAAATCTCATCTTATAAGAATGGGAATACTAGATAGTGATATTACTGAGTTCGTAGAAAGTAATAGAAGTATAACTCATGAACTTATATCGCAAGAGCTTACTACAGAGATTAAATACAATATAGAAACTAAAGAAGATAGCGATGTTCAAAAGTATTTTTACAATAGAACGAAATTAGAGCTTAATATAAATGTAAAAAATAAATACAGAATAGTTGAGAATCTACGTTCCTTTGTAGAAATAAATAAAGATATACTACCTGATTTAGTCAAAGATAAACTTTTAGATTATAATGTAAAATCTATAGGTTTTCTAAATCCTACTGGAACTAATATACTTCTTCGTAGCGTAGATGATACTAAAAGATTTATGAAGTTTTCGCTTCTCGATAATTCTAATATGTCAAGATTTATAACTCATAAACCTTATACTATAGAAAGAGCTAATGATTATTTAGATGGTAATTCATATATTACTATTTGTGAAGGTCCATTTGACCTTATAAATACTATGGAATATATAATGCCTGATAATAAAGGTATATGGGTTTCAGGAACAGTCACAAACCAAAAAGGATTTATAAAAGCTATAACTAAATATAATCCTTACAGACATATCGTTTATATTGCTGATAGTGATGTAGATGATAGACTTATTAAGTCATTCTTTAAGGATATAAGATACAGAGTAAAGGACATCTACGTTGTAAGAAATAAAGCATATAAAGATGTGGGAGATATGACGAAACCTATAGATATTTACAAATATGAAATATAATGGTGGCATAACGCCACCATTTTTATTTTTAAATAAATATCATAATATTAGACAAGTAGAATAGTAATACATTCGGGAGTTCCCATTCTCTGACATATTATAATTCCTAATACTAATAGATTGTACTATTCTACTTGTTTCTATTTTTTTTTTTAATCTTCTTGAGCTGGGGTAAGAGGTGTAGGAGCTGGAGCGTATTTAACCATAACCTTTTTAAACTCAGTATCGATAGTTTTAAAGAAGTTTTCTCTAGTCATAGTTTTTAAATCTATTTTATCTTTAGGAACTTTTCTCCAAGCTGAGTTTACTCTATATCCTACTTGAACTAGCATTCCGCCCATAACCATTAAAGCTTTAATGTCGTTATAATCTACATCGAAGCTATCAGTGTCTGAGAATTGCCATTCTATAGTTTGATTAGGGTCTATCTCCTTTGTAATCTCAAGTACAGCTTTAGCTTCCAAGAAACGACTTCTATCGTTTTCTCTTACTCTTTGATGATGTTTACCACCTTTCTTATCAAGCCAGTGAAAACCTAGTTCAAATCTCTCATCTCTCCATTTATAACTCATATCTACAATATAGTCGTGAAGTTCATCTGGAGTTGCACCTTCATACCATTCTTTTTTATCTTTATTCCATCTAGGTTTTAAAAGCCATTCTGGAATAGGAGTTGATACTATCTTACCAGTAGCTAGCTCAAGATATTGTCCGTCTTGTAAGTCAACACTTCCTGAAGTTACTCTTTCTTCCGCTGTCATCTCTCTTATGCCACGTCTTGTACCATCAAGACAAGGAAAATCGTACCAAGTGTCAGTAACTATCATAGAATTATCCCAAGCATCGTAAAATCTTTTTGGGTCTTCTTGAAAGTCTTTTAATGTATAAGGTTGCGTTGCTATATACTTTCCTGTAGCTGAATATATATGTATTTTATTTGGCGTGTGTTTCATCTTATTCCTCCTTATCTCATAGGTATTTTAATAGTCACATTTAAGAAGTAGTCTTCAAATAGATGCTTATTAAAACCTACAGCCAAACCTTCAAAGTATCTTTGAATTAAAAGAATAAATGCGTTATGGTTAGGAAACTTCGGTTCCATAGGGTTAGTTCCAAATCTTCCTTCTCCTATAACGTTATTATTCTTATCTCTAGTTTTAAGCTCATTATAAACGTCATAGTTTACTGACATATCGTCCATATATTCAAGCGAACCGTCTCTATTTTTACTTCCACTAGGAGTAGGTCTACTTGAAAGTCCATCATATTTTGTAAGAGGTCTTACATCTGAAGTATATTGATACATAATTCCAAAACCAAATTTCTTAATTCTAGTTTTTCTTTGATGAGTTTGGCTAGAACTATCAGTGAAGTTATATTCATCAACGTCTATGAAATCTGGTTCTTCTTTATAATCGTATACTGATACTTGAGCATATTCAAATAATAAATCACTCTTTTGTATACCTTCTGGAAGATTGGCTACAAATCTTAAGTAATCCATTTGTATATTCTTTATAGGGTCTTCTAGCTGTCCTTGTGGTGGTTGTACAAGTAAATCTTTAGTAACCTTTATATTAAATCTTAATGTAAGCTCATTCTCAGATTTAAGTTTATATTTACCCTTTACATATCCTACACCTTCAATATTATCATATCCTACATCTTCTAAAGTGTATACTGCATTCTTTTTGACATATGTGTCGAATATCTCTTTTTCTAGCTTTCTTTCAAGTTCTCTTTTAACGTGAGTTTTTGGAAGTTCTACAAGCCATTTATTTTTGAATTTTACTCTAGGTTGCCCTGCAAGGAAATGCCATTGAGATGACGAGTCTGTAATATCAGATTCTGGAACTACCATACGAAGTTGGTATCCACCGTCATATTTTGAGTTTTCTCCAAGACATTTTATAACATCATAATCTTTAAGTGAATTAGCATAAGGTGCTATTTGAATTGCTCCTACACTATTTGATATATATTTAATATCTGTAGGAAATATATCAAGTATTGTCCATCTAGCATCAGTATACATATCATAAGGCTCTTTTAAAGTTATGATACCAGTATTTGCATCAAATGACCAGTAAGCTCTATCGTATTGCTGTCCGTCTATAAATAATGTAGGATTGTATAAAACGTCTACATTTGATTGAATAGTCACAGCTGTTCTTTGAAGTATTCCAGATTGAACATGAACTGCTGTATTTTCTTGTGGTACTATGCTTCCAGTATGTCCAAGTTTTATATCTTGTACAAGTTTTAGAAGCTGATTAAATATATTAGCGGAAGGTATTTTATCTACACCGTTTTCTGTCATAGATTGAGTTATTTGCTCTTTCTTGACATATTTTTCCAAATCTTCCATAAGTTCTTGCCAAGTCTTTAATCTGTCTCCAGTTTTATATCCTATACCATTTATTATCTTTTCTATAATAGCAACGGCGTCTGGATACTCAGCTTTGTATTTCGCAAAGTTTACACCTTTATCTAGTTTACCAGCCATATCCTCTTCTTTTATCTTACCAGATACTTCGATGATATTTGCCCATAAACCATTTCTTATCTGAATACTTTCACTATCTTTTCTAGTTTCTTGTACCTTTCTTATATGCCAAGTTTCTTCTCCGCTATCATCAGCAACTGTCATTACAGTTCCTAATGGTTCGTCAAGTTTTGCTATATCTGGAGTTGCTACTTGTACTACAAGCTGTCTATTCTTTAAATCTTCTTTAGTAGCCATATTCTTAATAGTATAAGCTGCTAGTTCAACTGGTGTATCTATATGAATAGCAAACCACATAGAACCGTATTTCATATAAGCATATCCTAGTTCTTGATAGATATAAGTTGGATATTCTTTTTGAAATCCACCGTCTATACTTTGACTTAAGTAATACATTTCATTAGATACGAAATCCTCATCACTTAAGTTAGCCTTAGCATTTGCTGGTACTTTAATATGTCCAGCCGAATATATAGTAAGCCAGTTCTCATCTATAGGAATTGCTATATTTTTAGCTCTATTCTTAAGAGTAGCTAGTTTCCATTTACTATCTTCTTTATCGAAGTATACAGCACTCATAGGTGGGAAACCGTGATTTGCTTGATAATAAGTCCAAGATACAGATTCTTCATTATTAGAAGAACCTAAAGGAACTATTAAATCTCCCGGTGTTAAACCTGATGCTGAAAATGATTCTTTTGTGACTTGTCCTTTATACGGTAAAAATGAACCGGCATTTGGTGATTTATCTCTTAAAATAAACTCTCCGTCTATTTGAGTGGGTTGCACCCAAATACATTCGTTTTTATAATAAAATCTTACAGATAAATCTACCTTATTACCTATGTCTTTTACATAAGCATTATCCTTATCTATTCTATGATTTTTATAATCCATATGATATCCAAGTGAATGCCTATTTACAGATTCTCCATTATCCATATGTAAAACCATAGAAGTTTCAAATATGTAGTTTGTAGGTTCTGTTGGTTTATCAGCTGTCATATCTGGATGAATACAGTAAACCAAATCGGCAGATTCAGCTTCTGTAAATTTATCATAGAAAGTTTTAGTATCTTTTGCTCTTTGAGCTATTTCAGTTTCTAAAGATGAAATTCTTGTAGTATGGTCTGCAAGAGTTTCTTTAGTTTCTTTCTTAAATTTAGAATAGTCTAAATAAACGTCCTTTACTGTAACTGTGATAGGTTCTTGTGTGACGCTATCCTTTTCACCAGTATATATTATACAATTCTCTCCATTTGTAACTATTCCTATTTCTTTAAACTCTGAAGAAGTTCCTTTTGGTACTCTTACTTTTAAAACACCTGTAGGTATATTCTCACTAGGAATTCTTTTTGCTGTATCTAGTAAGAATGAATGTATATCTTTAGGCTCTATTCCTATCGCCATAGTGGAAGCGATATAGTTTATCAAATCTATATATCCTGCACCACGAAGTGGAATTAACTCGCCTGATTTAACTTTTATCCACGCATAACCTGTCTCGCTATCTATAATAAGCTCCCCTACAACAATATCAGCTTCCGTATAGTTTCTATGCTTCTTGTCATAAGGTATAAATGCTATTCTTTTTATATCAGACATTTTGCTACCTCCTTATATATTAATGTAACTATTTTCCTTGTTTCTGACCCTTTTGCGTACAAGCTAACAAATTATATGAAAAGTACACCTATTTCAAGGAAAATAAACATAGGTGTAGATTAAAAATAAAATTTTAAAAATAACTAGGAGGTATAAAATATGTCAGAAAATACATTCATGAAATTGTATCGTGAAGCTACATTACCACAACACGGAACATTATACAGCGGAGTGCCTGAAGCATCTGAAGCTGATTTAATGGAATCATTCATGGCTTATGCTGAAGCATCTGCAAATATGGAAAGAAATGGTGTTTTATATGCTGAAGCTACTCAAGACTTAATGAATTCTAAAGGATTATCTTTAGTAGGAGCTATTATGTATGGTGAAGCTGAAGGTGGATTCTTCAAAAAGATTATAGCAGCTATCGTTAGATTATACGAAAAAGCAAAGGACTTCGTAATCAAATTATTAGGAAGATTTAAAGCTAACAAAAACTACAGAATGGATATTCAATACATAAAAGATGTATTAGATAAAGTTTCTAAACTTAAAACTTTCAATGAAGACGACAAAATAAACTTCAAAGATTACGCATATGGAGCTATATCTAACTTAATCATGGGTACTATAGGAAGTACACTAGGTACTAATAGCACAACAAGAACTAAAACTTTACTAGAAGTTAATCTAACTGACAAATCTGGAAAAACTATAACAATCAAAACATTAACTGATGATTTAGAAGGTATTACAGATATAAAAGCGGCGGCTAAAGACGCTGGTAAAGGTATCGAAGAAAAATTCAGAGATGTTCAATCTGCTAGACATATGAGAGACGATGAATCATTAATCAGATACATGTATGATAGTGCTATAAAAAATGGTGGTGTCTCAGACCCTGACTTAAATGGTGCTATGTTTGGTGATACTTCGACACAAAAACCAGCAGAGGCTATTGCAAAATTATGGGATTCTAAAGCTGATACAGTTAAGAAAGGTGGAGATATACCTAAAGCTATAGAAAAATTAAAAGAAGCTGCTGATAATATCAAATATGATGATATAGAAGATGCTTTAGATAAAGGTGTATCTGAATATAAGGAAAAAATCGACGACTTAAAGAAATTGATGGCAAGAGTTGAAAACAAAGCTGAAGGAATATATAGTGACCGTTCTGATGAGGCAAATAACAACCAAGATGTAAAAGATAACGCTTCTTCTCTTATGAAGATATCTACAGTATATTCTACATATATGACAAGGGTGTCTACAGCTGTTGTAACTGCATTCAACACAGGTAAAATACAACTTGATAGATTTATCGGTTATGTAAAACCTTTATGTACACAACTTGATAAATTGAAAAATGTACAAACATCTACAGCTAAAGAATAAAATAATTAAAATAATACCCTTCGGGGTATTATTTTTTTTTGTCATATAAATACCTTTAAAACAGCGTTTTAGATTAAAAACAAAAAAAAAATGGAGGTTTAATATGGATAATATAGTAAATTTATATATGGAAGCTGTAATAGATACAGACAATATACAGCACGATATCGAAACTCCCGAAGTTGATGAACTTGCTATTTGTGAGAGTTATATGGCTTTAGAAGAAGGCAGAGTAATGCTTGAAATGTATCAAAGAAGAGAAACAATGTATGCTGAAAGCGTTGGAGGAATATTTGTGGCACTTTTAGTATTTATAAAGAAAGCTATACTTATTATACTTAAAATGGTATTAGGAATAAAAGGGTTGCTATTATTGGTGGTTATAGGACTTATTATGTATTTTAGAAAAAGGAAAAAGAGTGGAATCTCTTTCGGAGGTGGAGGTTCATCTTCTAGTACGCCTAAATTGAAGATAAAGTCTGAACTTATGAATAAAGTTTTCGAAGGAGCGACATTGTCTACGATAAGAGATAAGTACAGTAATATGAGTGAGCCAGTTGTTTTATTAGATGCTGATAGTTATAATAAATCAAATGCTGAGTTTAAAAAGATTGTATCTAGTGACGATGACCATACTTTTCCTAAATTTATATTAGAAACGGCATTGAATGCACCGGGTATATTACTACTATCTGCCGCAACACAATTAAATGTGAATAGATATATCGGGAAAGTCGACGGTACAGCTATAGGTGTAAGTTCTAATATTGCAAATACTACAAAGTCTTTATATAAAGATGTGCAAGAAGATTTAATAGCTTTACTAGCTCCATTAAAAACTCAAAGTGTCGATTTCAGTAATAAAGAATCTGTAGATAAATTTGAGAAAGATTCAAATGAAGTTTTATCTAAACTATACTCAGACGGTGCTTCTCCAAAGAGCGTTTTAAACTATGGTGATATATCTAAAGTTCTACAAATAAAATCAGAAAGTCATAAGAATTTAATGAGCACATTTTATAATTTTACTTGGGAATTTGATAATGATAGTGCTGATGATGAAAAAATGAGTTTACAAATCTCATTTGATGATGAAAAAATGAGCAATCAATCAAAGATATATAAAATATTTAGTGAACTAGCAGAAGGTAAAGATATTGATGATGGTAAAATAAAAACAATAAAGGAAAAAATTGGAAAATTATCAGGATATCAAAATTCTATAAAGTCTATAGTAGATAACTTAGACGAGACTAATGCTATCGAAGATAAAGGTATAGTATCTGAAATAAATAAATGGATTACTGTCACAATAGCTATGACATCTTCGGTTATGTATTCAGTACAAATCGGACAAGTTGTTAAAAATGTGATAGATAGTAAAATATTCCATAATATGAGAAGAGATATACTAAATGCTATAACTGGAAAGATAAAAGGTAAAGAGAAAAACTTATTACAACTTGTATCTGGTAACGACAACGAAAATGAAGAATTCATTAGAACTAATTTCGCTGAATATTTAAAATAAGGGGTGATTCGATTGGACGAAAATTCAATGGAATACTTTGAAGCTGTAGCTGCTACATATCAGCTACAAGCTTTAAAGGATAGAATAGAGACAGAAAATAAACTTAGACTTTATGATGAATCTGTAAAGTCTATTTTTCAAGCTATAGGAAATTTAGCTAAATCGGCTATATCTTTAATACTTAAAATATTGATGGGAATTAAAACTGTTATATTTGGTATATTTGGATTTATATTCAAGAAAGTCAAAGATAAGCTAAAAGGAGACCGTGTAGATATATATTCTGGTGGAGGTGGTTCTGACTACTCATCTGTGAATATTGGTAGAGTTGGACGTCAACCTGAAATTATAAGAGCGGCTAATCTAAAACTGATGACACTAAGAGCTAAAGAAGCTATACGTAAATACGGTGGTTTAAGAGACGGAGAAGCCACTCTAAGAATACGTAAAAGACTTGATAATATCATAAAAAATGAAGAAGGTAAACCTTTAACTGATGAAATGATAAATGATATAAGTAGAGAAGCTGTAAAAGACATAAGAGTTGATATAGACAAGACATCAAACGGTGTATTCGTTATATCAAAAGATATAGCAAATCTTGTTCTTGATGTGGTTCGTGGGAATATCGCTGAAGATAAAGCATTTGATGGAACCAAATACAGTGACATTTTAAGACAATATCCTTTCGAAGATTTTGAAGATATTGACACATACTTTGAAAAAATCGAAAAGATACAAGCTTTGTCGAAGAATGGTAAATACTATATTGCAGACTTTATGTCTGACACGCTTATAAATGCAGACTCTCTTATGTTAGTTGCTATGATTTATCAAACTACACCAAATGCTATAATGACTATAAAAAGAATTAAGATTAATACAGACGGTAACGCAAATAGAAAACCTACAGATGCTGAGATAACACAATTACAGAAAGAAATTAACACAGGGTACTCTACTGTGTTTGAAGGCTTATCTGAGAAAACTGCAACCGAGTATACAAATATAATACTAGCTATAGATGATAAATTAAAGAATAGTCCAGATGTTGCTAAACTTGAAAGCAGAATTATAAATGAAACTAAAGGTAAGGTTCAGAATATACCTATACTTGACGATAAAACTTTAAGCACACTTGTGAGCATATTACAAGATGTAAAGTTCGTTAGAAATTCAAATTTAGCTGAAATTAAGAATACTTTGGTTTTCTCCGAATTTAGAAAATTAAGCGATAATGAGAAGACTGTTTATGCTATAGCTCGTTCTGCTATGATTAATAGTGAGACGAGAATAGCAGCCAAACTTATGAAGGTTATAGATGATAATAAGATAGAACTAAATGATTTATCAAAATCTATAAATGCTCTGCATAGTAAAGGTAAGGAAATAAGAGATAAACTAAATGAATTTCAATCAGATGAAACTTTACAATTCGATGAGTATTCTACAAAGATAGCACTAGAGAATATTTTAAATCGTAGCATTAATATTACATTGGTTGTATCAAAGATTGTAGATATATCTCAAAAATTTATAAGAAATGTAAATAATCCTTTTTATAAAAAGATTCAAGAAGATATATCAACTATAGTACAAGCACTATATTATATATCTGCAAAAAGCGACGATGACAAATAAAGAATACTCCACCATTACGGTGGAGTATTAATTTTACTATTGTTTTCCTTTAAGTTCTTTTTGTAGTTGAACTTTTAAATCTGCAACTTCTGTATCTAAAGCTGATAATTTTTCTTTTATTAGTTTATGCTCTTTAGTAGCGTTATCATCTCCAGTTATGTCTTTTATCAACTCTTTATTATTTTCTAAGTTATCCTTAGCTACTTTATACATATGGCAGTATACGTCCCATAAGTTAGCAGTAACTGATACACTAAGAATAGTATTATATAAGTGCTTATGAATGACTATAGCTGTATCTATTCTAGTTATAGTTCTTGCCATTTCTGGTGCACTGCTAGCAACGTTTTTAATTATCTTTGCAGCATTAGTCACTATACCTTTCCATAATTCAGATGCTTTAACTGCTTTATTTTCATTCGTTATCTTATCATATTCGGTCTTACCTTCGCTATCTTTCTTCTCATTTCCTTCTCTTAAATCTTTAAATGTTTCTAAAGCTTTAAGTAATTGGTCTCTCAAAGTATCGTATGATGTTGCAGGTTTCTTACCACCAGCTTTTCTGAATTCTTTATTAAGAATAGAAGTTAAAGACTCTGGTTGGTTTCCATCAGCTTTAATTTGAACAGTTTCTAGTATCTTGTCAGCTATATTAACATTAACCATTTTCTTTAGGAATATACCTTTATTAGTTTCATATGCTTCAGGCTTTATTACAGTATTAGAACCTAGCTTTGATTGAATTTCTCCTATTGGGTCATTCTTCAGAAGCTTTAAAGCGTTTTCTCCGAATGCGTATACGTATATGATATTGACGGCTTTAGAAAGCTCTATTATATTATAATCGCCAAATACTGTTATATCGTTCTCTTTGTCAGTTATAAGCCCAGTATGTGTTCCGGTATCAGACATATCTATTCCCAGTATAGTATTAATAAGGCTTCTTATATCTTTTGCTATGCTGTCTTCAGCAGTTTTATTATATATAGTTTTTGTCTTATCTGTAACTTTAGATGTACATTCTATAATCTTTTTAGCTATCATTTGTATTCCGAATAAAGATGCTATTCCTTTTTTAACCACATTTTCATCTTCTTTAGGTTTTTCATATTTCACATTTATTAAAGAATGCTTTGGTACGTCTTTATAAAATACATTCATTGCTGGAGCGTCAGCTACGTTTTTAATAGCATCTGTATCCTTTAATTCATCATAATCGTAGATAAGTTTAAAGTTTTCCAATAAGTTCTTTTTTATAGCTGCCATATTTGCTATATGGTCAGCATAGATACCTTTTTTGTCTATCTTAGTAAGACTTATATTTTTTACACTATCGTCTTTCATTATAGCAAACGTAGCTAAAAGCTTGTCTTTTTCGACTGTAGACATTTTTCCAAGATATGAAACTAAATTTCTTCTTAAGTTTGCAATTTCTTGGTATTGTCTAAAATCTGTAGTAGTTATCTTATTAGCAGTTTCTTCAGCACCGCCTCCACCAGCAGTTCTTTCAGTAGGTGTTGATGAGCCTCCGCCACCACCTCCGCCACCAGATGAGTTATTAGCTCTATTCATTTTAAAGCTGAATGGTTTTGAAAGTATTTCCCAAGTTTTTCTAAATACAGTTTTAATAAAGTTTATAATCGCTTTCCACATCTTTACAAACATTTGTCCTATCTTTGCAAAAAATCCAGTTTTAACTTCACCGTCATCATCGGCTTCGCCATAGTATACAGTTTCATCTCTAAAGCTATCCATAAGATTGAAGAAATAGTCTTGTATTAAGTTATATGATACTGTCATTTCAGCTTCAGCATACATATATTCTCTTACTTCTGGTAGAACTTCATTTCCATATAAAGTTATATCTTCCATATATTTTAAACCTCCTATTTTATTTATAATTTTTAACTAAAGGGCTGTTTTTCACCGTATCGAACACCTTTTTAGAGAAATTTACAAATTTAATAGGAGGTGAAATCCTTGAATTTAAAAGACCAAACGGTTGATACAACGAATAAGATGCTTCGTAATCAAGCGAGAAGATACTATAAATATAATGTAAGAAGAATGGAGTCAAAACCTATCTTCTGTAGATACTACAATATATCAAATGCAGATAGTACAGGTTCTAAAGGTATGGGACAAGTATATGATTGGTTATCACCAGACTCACCTGTAAGATATAATAGAATTAATAATACTCCACTTTATGCTTTTAAAGAGTTTAATAGGGAAACTAGAAAGACAGATATAAAAGGTATAACTATAGAGCTTGATAATGAGAGTTTAATTCTTCCCGGGTTTTATCCACGAGTAGGAGATTTGCTTGTAATATCGTTACCCGGAGCAAAAGAACTTATGTTTCGTGTAACAAGAGCTGATGCTAATACGATACTGCAAGAACCTCATCATCATATAACTTATACTTACTATGCGGTATCCGATAAAGACCCTGATAAGTTTACACAACTTGAAAAGCAAACTGTAGGAAATTACGATTTTGTAATGGGTAATGTCGGAGATAATAAAGCAACTATTATAGATATAGGAACTGTAGCTTACATAAGAAAGCTAGTTGCAACTTATGCAAGAATTAATAATGAATACTTGGAAACGTTTTACAATGAAGAATATAATCTGCTTTTATATTCTCATGTATGTGAAGATAATCCCGAGCACCCAATAGATATGATATACTACTCCCCTATGCTTGTAGAGTTTCAAAGAAGAATGCGTCCTATAATGTATGAGTTTTCACAAAAGTATGTAGGTGAGCTTATACTTACACATGAAGATATGACACCATTTGATTTTGAAAAGTCAATGTATGGTGATATAACTTATGATGACTTATCTTCTTTTTTGGGTAATTTTTTAAGATTTAATGTAAAGGAATTTGAAGTAGGTGGAAGATATACAAAACTTATGAAATGGTTTCCTAAGCAAAGATATCTAACTCAGTTAAATCAATTCACATCTCCTAATGTAGCTTTAATGTCTATAGGAATACCGTCTGATAAGACAGCCGATTATCTAATAAAGGATAGCTCGAATGTTAAAAAGATTCCAACTCTTGCAGAACTTGATAGCTTACGAAAAAGTTCAGAAAAGCTTTTGGATAGCGATAGTGATATTATATCATCTATTATGAGAATAGCTGAAGACCCAGCAAGTATCTTAGATGAGACTGTAGATTTAGAAGTCGATGATACCTTAGAGGATTTCTTGATAGTTCCTATAATACTATATCTTCTAAAACTTACAATAGATGGAGCTCAAAAAGACCCTAAGTTCTTATTAGATGATTTAGCGGAGGTGAAGAGATAGTATGGATTTTATGTTAAGTTATGTACTGATACCAGAAATAATGCACTGCCTTGACGTTGGATTATATCAAGATAATAAAGACACTCTTGCAATAATAGCTAATCAACAAAAAGAGGCAGAATTTCAAATGTAATAAATATATAGGAGGTTTATAAATGGCTAAAATAGAAGAAAGACAATTACTGATAACTGCGAGATTAAAGGACAATAGTGACGCTGTAACACACGGACACGGACTTCCTTATCCTTTACCTATATTAAATCCAGTATGGGTTGGTATGGGAGATATAATAGCAGCAAAGGCAAATGGACAAGTTGAAATAACAATTCACAACTTAGATACACCAGTTGTATTAAACGATAGCTTGTATAATAAATTATATGAGTTAGGTTACGTAAATGAAGATATCGTAAAAGAAGCACAAGAAATGGAAGATGCAATGTATCCCGAAGAAGAACTTGTAGAAGAAGAGGAAGGATTAGTTAAAGAAGAAACTACTGGTTCCGGAGAATCTACAGAAGAAGTAGCAGAAACTGCCGAATCTGAAGAAGCTACAGAAAAGAAAGGGAAAAAGAATAAAAAATCTAAATCTGAATAAGGAGGTTTTAGGTTATGTCAAATAACAATAAAGGACCATTTTCATCAATACTTGAAAATGCCGGAACCTTACTTACTACCTTAATAGGAGGAGCTATAGTTGGACTTGTGACTCTTACTATTACAACTTATCAGCAAGCAATAGAAATAAACCATATAAACGAATCTGTACACGATATACAGGTTACTATGGAAGAACTTAAACATCGTTCAGTTGCATCTGATGTAAGGCTTTCTACACACGAAGATAATATTAAAAAGCTACAAGAAGATATGGATGAGATTAAGTATAGACTAGGTGCAATACCTGATAGAACTGAACTTAATAAATCCTTTGATTCTTTGTATAATAAAATCTCTGATAAAATGGACAGAAAGCACTAAATTAACAATTTTGTAGAGAAATAAATAAATTTAAAAATAACTAGGAGGTATAAATATGTATCAAAAAATAGGTAAAGACGGAGTAGACTTCTCTTTATTCAATAAACCAAATATTTATGGAGAATCTGAAGTAGCTCCAGCTGATACTTTAGATGACGCTCAAACTGTTTCAATAGAAGCAAGTGACACGGCTGAAGTTAATGTAGATGCTGATGCTCCTGAAGTTCCATCTATAACTGTAGATATTCCAGTTGAACCGGGAAGTGACACTGTAGAAAGTGTTAATGTTGAAGTTGAATATGCAGAAGCTTTAGGTAAAATAGATAAAGCTACTAAATTCCACGAATCATTAATAGACGAATTAGAAGCAGGAGCAGGTGCTGTTATTGATGGAGACTCTATTAAAGTAGGAGCTACAGAAATAATGCCTGAAACTGAAAACAAATCTGACGGAGAAGTTACTTTAGGTGATATGAACGAAGAAAGAATAGAACCTGAACAAAGTATCATCGACTCAGACCACGCTACAATGGATGACAAATAATAAATGTATACTCCCTTCGGGGAGTATATTATTTTATTTTTTTTTTTTTGAAAAACTTTTAAATAAGATTATAAAGGAGAGTGATATAATGGAAAGAACGAATGATGACAGATATATTCTGAAGATATGGCAATACGATATTAAGTGCGGTGATGTATTTATGGAATATAAAGTGAGAGCTGATTTGAATGAATCTAATAGATTAAGCTTTGGTGGACTTATAGACCTAGATATAGTGGTTAAAAGAAGATACAGTTTTATATGTAATGATATATCTGTAAAAATAAATCATTGTGAAGATGATACTTTACTTACAAATAAAGAGATAATAGAATTTATAGGTGCATCTATTAAAGACTTCGCAAATATAATAAGACAAACTAATAACGGAGAAAAACCTAAAGAGACATATTACTTAAAGTATGCAAAATCTTATAACGATTTCTTTACAGAGAATGTAGAAAAGATTGCAAATAAGTAAATTTCCACGTTTTTTTTTTTCAATTATATATAATAAATGTAGACCCAAGAGTAAATTCAAGAAGGCTTGAAAGCTCGTCGGGATAATTTAAAAAGGAGGTCATTGATATGACTATAAAAGATTTTGAAAAAGAACATAAAAACTACAATACTGAAATTTTAAAGATAGGAGATGCTGACAGAAATCTTCTATCAAGCAGAATAAAATACATTATAGATAACTATGATGTATTTGAAGACTTAGTTAATGGACCTTTAGATGAGCATTTCGATGCTTACACTGAAGGTTTCTGTAGATGTTATCTTTTAAAAGGAATGACAAGAAACTTTGCTTGTTATTCTGAATGGTTTCAAGCTATCTGGTACAAGATACATCGGATAGGCGAAGACCCATTAAAAATGTACTGGAAAGAAACATTCTGTGAACGTGTGTTGTGGCAAATATTAAATCACTTTGATAGTTCATTTGATTTGAGAGTTATAAATTATACATTTATAAGAGACTTTATAGATGTAATATTCTTTGCTGTGCGTGATAAAGTTCATGCACAAAATGGAGACCCATCTCCAATTAAGGAGCTATGGTTTATGGAAGACTTTAGTTTCTAATGAAAGAAATTTGGAGGGGTCTATCCTCTCCTTATTTTTTTTTATGTTCCTTTGAATTTTATCGTTTTTTTTTTCAATTATATATAAT